AAGCTGCCAAGAAATTTGCAGGTGCCAAATTGGTTCAGGTTACTCCGGAAGAACCCAAACCAACAAAGAAAACCTCTAAAAAAGCAGAGGTAGTAAAAGATGTTGAAAAACAACAGAAACCCTCCATCATCGAAAAGGTAATCTCCAACCGGGAAGTAAAATATGTATATCCAAAGGATGTAACCGATACACTGGCCCGGAAGAAATGGAGACAACAAACTCGTAATGAACTTCACAGACTTGAACGGGAAATGTTCCGTATCAAGGACCAAAACTCCAAAGAATACAAGAAAGCTGCCAAGGCATATGAGGACTTCAGGAATAAAGTCCTTAAGCCAGAACAAGTTGCTTGATTTTACCTCTCAGGGAAGGTACCCAATATCAGAGTACCTTCCTCATTGTATTAACCTTCTAAAGGTATAAAAATGGATTACACTATATTCTCCGCAAAGGAGATGTTAAAGCAAGACAAGGAGTTGGTGGAGTTGCATAAGAGATGCGTTAAAACCTACTTAGTTCAACGTTCACTTAAACATAGGAAGATTAAGAAGTTCTTTATTGTATACGATTGGTATATTAACACCAGTAACATAAGAAACTTCTTTTTCAGGCCTGTACCTATATTTGTGCAGGCATTACTCTTGGGACAATTAGACGAAATATCAGATTATGTAAATAAAGACGGTTATGGTAAGAAACATAAGAAAAGAAGAAATAGAAAAGGTTGAGGTAACTTATATCAAAGGTAAGTATGCCTATAAAACCCAATACAATGTAATTAGTGGGAAGAAGCATGAGATACTTTATGCAGGACCAGTTAATGCTTTGCAACCTGCACTAGAGAATATTCTGATGCTGGTTAGAAATCCAACCAGAAGAATCTGTACAGATTCTAGAAAGACACTAAGGAAACTTGAGGAAAAGGCAACTAACCTAAATAACTTCAAGGACCAAGGTATAACCCATATAATAATCTACATATGTTCACGAATATAGTCAAAGACCTATACATAGGTAAATCGAAACTAAATATCCGATTTCAGGATCAAATCATAGAGCCTGAAACCATAGTAGATAGTTTGGGTGTACCTTACCCTAAATTAAAGGAATACCCTACCTTTCCGGACTATGTAGTAATAGGTAACTTTGATGGCAAGGATATTTTTAACATTCAAGTGGGAGAAAACCCTCACATGTTATTAATCACGGGAATCCCCAAAGGTGCCAAGACTTTAGATTGGTACAGGGTAAAGGAAGCAATCTGGTCCTCCTATTATGAGGATAATTACCGAGGATATTTATTTCAGGTCCAGGATGCAACCAAGAAAGTAACACTAAAGGCTTATCCTTTAGAAACAATTAAAGAGTAAATATATGGAAGCAATAGATTACGTAAAGTTATTTAAACTCGACCAAGAGAATTACGATTTTAAAAGGGAAGAGTTTATTTCCGAATTGGGTAAAGAGTTTCTAGATTATTGCCAAACTACTACCATTGGCATTAACCCTAAGACTCATAAGTTATATTATTATCGGTTCAAGGAAATCATTAAGAATTTCGAAAGTAAATTCTGGGCAATATCCAAGCTTAAAGTAGGTGAAGGATTTACACAGAACCTATGGAATGCTTTCTTTGCTACTCAGGTAGTACCTTTAAGAGCAAAGATGTTCCCAGATATCCAACAGTTCATTGAAAAAAGGAAGAAGGAATACCTCAATGAACAAGACAAAAAACAATCTACCTATAAAAAGGGAAGTCATGGCAAAGGAAATCCTAGACCTTCACGGCAATAGATTTATTGCCAAGGATTGGAAACTTTGCCTTAGTATTCCGATAGGCAAATGTGATAAATTAATTTTCACCAGGGATTATGTCTCTGGTGATTCTTTTAATTTGGCAGTGAAAAAGAAAACCTATAAGGCATATTTCTATAACCTTAGTATTAATTGCTATGTATGTTATAAGTTAGAGCTAGTAGGATATGATGAATCTAAAGATATAAGAAAGGCTTATTTATATGGCAAAAGAAGATAAGATAACAAGATTCCCTCGTCCTATGGGTACTACTGCAATGGCTTTAGAATACCAGAAGACACATGAAGAGGAAGCATTGATTAAGGTACAGAATTACCTTATTAATCAGTGGTTAATGGGTAATGGTGTTTTGTGTGGAGTAACCTATGATATCAATTCATTCTCTAATAGATTAGGGATTGATATAGAATATGTACGAGTATTCATGAGAGACAGATTATTGTCTTCTAGAATATGGGATAAAGATAAACAGGAAGAATTACTTAACGCGTTATTGGGAGAACAACTAGCATGGGCATTAGAGGATAGAATGGAGATATCTCACCAGTTGCAAATCTTAAGAGATTCTCAAGGAGGTAAATATACTCCTTTCATTTCGTCCGAGGTTAATAAGACATTGAAGCTTAAGTTGGAATCTTCTACATCATTACAATCAATCATTCGTAATCTTACTGGAGGCAATACAACTAATATCTTCAATCAGTTCAATCAACAGAATAATCTCAATGCTGAGAATACTATCTCGATAGAGGAAGCAAGAACTATCGTATTAGAATCTCAAAAGGTACTTACTAAAACTGAAGAAGCAAAACTCTTAGAGGACAAATACGATATTAATTCATTGCCTGAAGTAGTTGCAACTAAGCAAGAGGGAGTAGATACGTCCAAGGAGGGCCTTAATCTTAATAAGAAAGAACTCAATCAAATCACAGATAACTATAAGGCTGCTATGGAAATATCCTCTAAAGAACACCATGAATTGCGTAGGGAGATTGAAATGAGGATTGATACCGATTCTTATGACCCAGAGATGGATAGGTACTTAGAGGATGATGAAATACTAGAAGCAGAAGAAGATACATCCCTTGCTGCATCATTCCTAAACAAAAGAAAATAACTTAGAGGCTACCTATTAATGGTGGCCTCAGTTGTGTATATACGGATTTGCATATTAAATTTAAAAGTATTATATTTGCATATCAATTTTAAAAATAGACAAATATATGGAAACATTAGACCCCGAATGTAAAAAGACCAAGATTAAGAACATCAATCAGGGTACTTACTTTAAACTTAAACCCACTACTACTGCACCAGTATGGGTAAGAGGAGAATATGAACGCTCATTAGGCAAATATTCTTGCTTTAAATTCGATGATACCAACCATGAGAAATTCATGAAAGGTTCTCAGGACGTATATATTAACTTTACATTTTAACACATGTTCAACTTATTCAGAAAGAAAAAGAAAATCAGAGTAATCAAAAGCCGCAGACTTATTACTCTACAAAAGTTAGAGGGTATGGAAGATACCTTTAACATTGCTATGCACTTCGAGTTAGAAGACTTTCATTCAAGAGTTCAAACGATACTCAATGAACTTCATATATACGATGACCGGGTATATGTTAATGCGTACAAAGAATATCAAGACCATTACAAGGTATATGATAGAGTACCAGACTTATTGCTCTATAAAATACCAGTATTATTTGCTAATTCATACCCGGGAATTGAGGCACAGACAGATAAGGAATTTGCTTACCAATTCTACATTCCAGATATGTCTTACTATGAGGCTCTACCAAAAGAGTTTAGATTGAATGAGGAGATTGAGGATAATTTTAAATCTATGTATTCAAAGGTATATCCATATTTACCAGATAGTAAGGTATCAGTAAATGAATACGTAGATATTATCCGGTTTAATTATTGCAAGAACTGGGATGTACTTTGGAATAATCCTCAATCAATCAGAAATTACTTTGATGAATGTATGGATATCATTATGTCATTTGCAGATGAAGATTGCTTGGTAGCAGTAAGTAATATCATTGAAAGATGTGCTGAAGAACTCAAAGAGAAATTACGAACCCTTAAAAATAACAAAGATGAACAAGTTTAGATTCAAGGTATCTACCATGTTAGAACAGGTAGAGGACGATTACATTAAATTCGTGGGAGATAACTATGGTGTAAACCGGGATGAGTTCCTTAAAGACTTCAAGGATAAACTTAATCTTGAAAGTCATCATGTATCTACAGTACATGCAGAATTACTTGAATACGAACCAAATCGTATCATCATTCAGACCTCTAAGTATAATACCATATCAAAGGAATATAAAGACCATTACCTTTGGGTATTTACTAATAAGGGAGACAGAAAGTACGATTGGGACTTAAACAGATTCCGGGCTCTACCTCAGTAATTATTAAATAGTTTATTAATTCTTTTGCAGATATAAATATATTTCTTATATTTGTAATGAATTAATAAACTATTAAAATTTTATAACCATGCAAACCAAGTATTACTTAACCCTCGAACAAGTTGGAATTATCAATCGTATCCCTATTAAAGAAGAAGACCCGGATATGCAAGGTATCCTTGATGCCCTAATTAAAATGTACAGAATCATAGAAGAAGTTGCTCCTGAGGACCCAATCGATTATGAGGTCTTAATAGATACAATAATCCTTAGAATTGACTGCCTTTATATTGAGACAGTAGAAACTTACGATGGAGGTTTACAAGAAATTCGAAAACAAATACCTCTTGGAAATACAGACCAATGCGTAAGAAACCTATTAGATATCATTAAAGATAAAGAAGGCACTGAGAAAGCTGCCCAGGACTTAGTAAAGGCTTTACAAGAAAGGTGGGCTACAGAAGAGAAAGAAGGACCTATACCACCCAAATATGTTGACCAATTCCTTACCCAAGTTATTAACTTAGTCTGGTCAAAACTTAAAGACTAATGTACTCCTATCTTCAGCCGTTTTAAAAATAAAAGAGTATTATTTTGTAGTATAATATAAAAGAATTATATTTGCATATCAATTTTAAAAATAGATAAAAATATGGAAACAACAACATCTAAATCCTCTATCCAGAACCTGGAGGAGGTACTTAAAAGATTCATTAACAACAAAAACACTTTCTCTCTTACAGATGAGGAAAAGGAAAATTTAAAGGACAACCTATTTGAGTTACTCAGTAAGGTATATGATAACTACCAACTGGCTTGCATCGATATCAATCAAATCTGGGTATATGAAACTTGCTATTATACATTTACATTTGAAAGCCTGGTTACAGTAGACCGACCAAGAGAAAACATCATTGCCGATGGCTGCATACGATTTATGCAAAATTTTACCGATGGTGACGGTATCTTTATCTCATTCACCAAGCTGGATAAAAATCATTGGGTTTACCAACTTAACTTCAGAATATCATGAACGAAGAAGAATTAAAATCTCTGGCCTTACAGTTACATAAGGCACAGATACAAGAATATCCCTGGGTCTCAGCAGACCCAGAGGATGCTGAATCCTATATTAGGACTTACGGAGATACTAACGTACATTTGTATTACGATTATTTACTTGCTAACGGAATAGGAGAAGTAGAATTATGAAAATCAGAGCTATTTTAGAAACAGAAACAATGAACCCTGACTTCAGGGAACCCTTCTTAAATGGTATGCCCTTTGACATTACAGAATCAACCTTTGATAGAATTGTACGCTATGCTTCAGGTTGTACTGATGTTCAACAACCAGATGTAATCGCCATGGTTATTCAACATTCATTGGAAAACCGTAAGGAGTTATCAGAATTACTAAATACATGTAATCATACTACACAAATGAGAGTACTCATACCAGTACCAATCTCTTCAATTACCTTTATCAATCAGTACCAAAATACTCTTAAAAAGGCATTAAAGGAGAGAATCAAAGGAACACTGGATGGCCTATCAAAAGAACAACGTGCAGAACTCCTTAATGAGGTACTTAATGAAACTTTAAATGAGGGTTCCCTTAACGACGATTAACCAGTTGTTTTCATATCTATCCCAGAGGCAGGACTCTAACCTAACTAAGAGCCTGCCTCTACCTCAGTTATATTTGCATATATTATTTATTATTCTTATCTTTGTAGTGAGAAATAAAAATATATTTATTCATTTTAAAATAGACAACAACATGGTTAATCTTTACAAACTCACCAACTTACTTGAATCTGGGATGACAATATTCCAGCTCAATCAATGGAAAAACGAAGGTATCTGGTATCCAATTACTCAATACAAAAAGCCTTCAAACGAAATTGAGGTAGTCACCAACCTATTTATCCCAATCGATACGGAAACACAATGTTATCACATTCAATTAACTGCTAACTATGATGCTAGCGAAATGGATGAATGGAAACGATTCCTAGAGGATAACCAATGGAAGCTATACCCATTACTCAAAAACATCATGGATGTATTCTTGCCACATTCAGATTATGGATATCGAATCTTATATACCTTATACCCGGAAGGATTCATATCAGTACTTGCTAAAGAATTACCTGCTGAACCATACATACCCTTGAATCAACAAATTAAATCAGAGGAGGACTAACTATGACACCATCAAAGACTTATCTTAAATTCCAAGAGACAAGGTCTAAAGAGGACCTTGATACTCTTAATGGGTATTTACTCAGACTGCAACAAATCTCGGTTATCCTAAATGGAGATACAGAACTTTCCAATGAGGAAGAGAACAAACTATATGACGAAGACGAAACCCTAACAGACAAAGTCTTACGATTATTATTTGGAGATACATTCTTTACCTTCATTGCCGAATACAACCTCGATGAATACGATTCCTGGGAGGATACAGTCGAAGACTTAGTAGAAGACCTATGGATGACCTATTGGGAATTACATGAAGCCTAATATTATACTTATCTTAGTCATGGGAGGAATTATCCTAATAATGGGTGCATCCTCCCATCCTACTAGCGAAGAACCTTTAACTTATGAGAATACTCATTGCTTAATATTAATAATATGCTAGAACAGTCCAAATTTTTAGTATCCTTCGATTGCCAAAACGAAAAGTTCTGCGAGGAATTAATCATAACCTATAGAACTGAGGAACTAAGGCCATATCTAATATTCCCAAGGGTAAAACTAAATCCTAACCACCTTCATGTATATCATACTAAAAAGATAATCTCAGAACTTATGGGTATGCCATACTCTTCCATCGAAATAGTTGACCTTATAAGGCTCCAGTAAGTAATTGGGGTTATTGCATATTTAAAATATTATTCTTATATTTGCATAAACATTTAAAAATAGACGTTATGAATGAAGAAAGTAAATTAATCGAATTATTTAAAAAATACCCAGGAATTGCTGCACGCATACGGAGGTCATTTGCTTATCATTACGACCAAATCCAACGGGAAATCGAAGCCGAGGTTGCTACAATTAACAAAGACGATGCTGCAACCATTATCGATTATACTACCGAATACATGGAGGAATCCATGGGTTGGCCTGATGCCGATGACCAAACAACATTCAACAATCAAATCGCTAACAATTAACATTAACCAATAAAACTTATAACATCATGACAACATTAAAATCTACTTCAATCCTTGCTTCAATCCTTGCTCAAATCCCTTATCAAATGAGAACTAAACTTATAATCCTAACATCAATTGCCATGGCTCTAGTAGTCATGGCTTTCCCTACCAATAAATTCCAACCTAAAACAGTATGGGAACACTACTGCAAATATACATTGCACATACATCCATCACAGGCAACCGAGGACCAATATGATTACTTCCTTGATTGCTGGTCAGGAGATGACGAATACCAATATCTCTATGACTACTACGAGAACAAATACCCAGAGTATAACCAAGAACTAAAACATTACGGAAAATGAAACTAAATTACTACACAGACTCAGGTGCAACCTTCAACAAGCACCTACGTACCCAAAACAAATTAAAACAGAAAAGGAAATGAAAACCCTACTACTAATCCCAGTAATCCTATATACCTGGTTATCATTAACCTACAGGGATAAGATATACCATCAAATACCAAGCCCCACCAACAAACAAAAACACATATACATAATCCTACAAGGCCTACAGATAATCCCATTAATCCTATTAGAGACCTTAATCCTATACATAATCCAATACTACTAACCCACCAAACAAAACAAATATCAAAATAAATACTAAAGCCCAGTATGAACAATAAACAAAATCATACTGGGCCTAACTATGTTACATAATACACACACCTAATATCACCAATCATATAATCAATATACATATAACTAATATAATATTGAAGGCCTTCCGGGGGTGTTGGGATTAAGGCAAACTTCTAGGCCTAGCCCTCCTATCACTATACAACACCACTACTCTATAGCTATCTAACACATCAGTCTCAAGGTCCTAAGGCTATATAACCAATTGCCTAAAAGGCACCTAATAATGGCCTTTTGGGGTACCTAAATCCGATAAATCCTAGACCCCTAATGGCCGCTTATTATATAATATATGTATATAAAAAGGCAATCGGATTTGTAGGATTAGGCAATAATTTGGGGTACCTTTTTATATAAAATTAGGTACCTTTTTTGTCGGATTGGGGCCCCAGGATTTAATAAATTTAAGGCAATTTTAGGCCTCCAAGGCAATAGGATTATATAAAATTGTAGGCCATTCAAGGTACCTAAAAACTAGTAAGTATGTTATTAATGGCCCTTGTAATTAGTTAAAAAGAAATTTTAGATTGCTAGAAGAGATACTTCTTTTGAGAGAGTACTGATAAAGAGATACGTATTTATAGTATTAGAGCTATAGTACATTATCTATTATAGGCCTCAGTAGGATTTATAAAAATTGATTAGGATTTTGCTATATTATTTATTATTCTTATATTTGCAATGTGATAATAAACAAGAATATTAATTTTTAAATCCTATATCCTATGCGTAGTATTAAACCCAACTTGGTTAAAACTTGGTTCACTAAAAACCAGGCAATCCTAAACATTGATTCTCAGGTAGATGAGAAAGGAGTTCTTGAGTATCTTTCCTTCCTAATAGACGAAGGATATCTACACATCCCAGAATTTACCCTCAAGGCATATAATTGCTCAGAACTAGCTCCCGGTCGTATAGTACATAATTTCTATTATGAACTTTCTAATAGAACTCTTACAGGAGCCCAAATAAACTCTATACTTGCAGAATGTCCTTTACTATTCGATGATGGTTCTCAACCTAAGCCTGCCTATACCGCTTATCTGGGTTCATTATACATTACCCTTATTGCAGAAGCCTAATCGCTAACTTAGGTACACTTAAGCCCATGCCTATTTAAGGTACTGGGCTTTTTCTTAAACCTTTCTATGTAGGCCATCATGGGACTTACTAAGGCTTACCATAGGCTTAACTACAGACCTATAGGCCTTAGTACTCTATAGACTCCATGAATGGCCCTGGGCATTTATAGGATTGCCTGCTAGTCACCTAATGGCCTTTATGTAATGTAATATACAGATAATAACTACCGGACTGTATGGGGCCTCCAAATTTCTAAAGTGGTACCTATACCAACCCCTTCTATATCCTACCTTATATCCATCAATATACCCATATCTAATGCCCACAACCATGCCCACCTTTCAAACCCCTAAAACCTACTTGCAAATTTTTCATACGAAATTATTAAAAATTATTTTTAAAATATTTCTCGAAAATTTTTCTATAAATGTTTTGCAGATTAAAATATATTTTTTATCTTTGTATTGTTGAAAAAGCAAAGAGATATTTAAAATTTTGATTAACAATTTTTAAAAAGAAAATTCTCTGAAAATTTTGCTAATTAAAATATAAATCGTATCTTTGTAATGTAATCAAAAAGCGATATTTGCTATATTGAAACAATATAAAATTAATTTATTCCTTTTCTCTTTTTCTTATAAATCTTTTAGTTTTATAGAGAAAAGGATATAATAAAATAAACATAAAAACTAAAAGTGTTTTATTATGGAAGAATTAAAAAATGTAGTAGTAGAAAAAGAAGTTGCTAACAACAAAGTAAACAAAGTTAGTGCAAATAAAGCAAAAGCGCAAGCAAAAGCAAATAGCACTATTAAATTATCAGTTGATAATATTTTTAAAAGTCTAAATGAAAAAACAAACGGACTTTTAAAAACGTCTTTAGGAAAGAAAACAGAAATTTACGTTGAATCTCTGTTTGCAGAATTGAACGAAAAGCAAAAAAAAGCATATCGAAAAAAATTAAGAAATACAACTTTTTCTTTGCTTGATTCGATTTGCAAAGCAAAAGAAGAAAAGAAACAAAATGAACTAAAAACTCTTGTTTCTGCATTTACAGAATTTTATAAGCAAGTCTACAAAGTAAATGATTTTTCTTTTGCTTCTATTGCAAGCGAAAATACAAAGGACACTAAAAAAGAAGTTCTAACAAAAGGTTTACAAATAGTCAAAAACTTTAAATAACAAATGATATGTTATTAAATATATTTTTATTTGTTGGTGTAATTTGGGTATCAATTCAGATTATCAAAGATATAAAAGATTTTTTAAAGAACTTATAAACTAAATAAAAAGTAAGGGAAAGCAAAATAAATGTTTGTCCCTTACTTTTTATTTTTGAATGTTAATTTTAACGTAACCGTTCCCCCCATTTAGTACCACAACTTTTGAGCTCCTCGTATTAAGGGGTACCATGAACACACAAATCCCACATGCCCACAAAACACACAAAGAAGCCAGAGACCTAACATCCCTGGCATCTCAATCCCTATAAAATGGTATCCAATATCTTCTTAACCCTATCCTTCCCTAAGACCCTCCTACCATTCCTTATCTCATAGAAGAAAGTATAATACATCTCAAGTTCTTCCATCCAAATTCTATCCCCTCCCTCCAATAATGGTTCTATTCTCATCATATCCTCTGGATATCATGTATCTTCATCGCTATCTCATTTGCCTCCATCGGATGATTGATAGGTAATTCCGAAAATCTATTCCAAACTTCCTCAGTAAGTCTAAGGATTTCTTCTTCCTCTTGGGTAAGTTTACCCGGATTAACCCCTTCTGCTATTACTGCTTGGGTAGTAAATATAATATCTTCCATATCTCAACCAATTATAGGTTTATCAAATTCAAATAAGAGATTAACTCTCTTATTATGTATTCTATCTAAGTCCTCAAGGGCACACTCTAGTATTTTAATACGTTCAGCATTATATTCTTTAGATACTGGGAACCAGAACGCTGTTCCTAAAAGTCCTAAAAGATATTCGTGGTCCTTAAGCTTTTCTAATGGTACCTTGAACCATACCCTCCCATTTATATCTAGGACTTCTTCCTTCAGATGTTGGATTAAAGGAGTAGAATATCCAAAGTATACATAGGTAAGGTTAAACCTTTGAGGAGTGAACCATGGTTTAATTACCTTTCTCCAAAGAATCCTATCTGAGTTATCCTTATAATTAGAAGCCTCAATTAGGTCAGCACATAATCCTACAGGTGAATTGGGATTTTTTACTCTTTTATCGAATACCCTGTAGAAAGTATTCTTTATCTTTGAGTAGTTGTCTCTTACCAATCCTTCAATTACCTTATTCTCTAAGGAATTATAATCGATTGCAGTGTACGTAGGCTTTTCCATCCTTCTCTAATTTTCTTTCAAACCATTGGCAGGTAATACACTTTGGACTTCCTACCATTATCTGTACTTCTCCTTTAATTACTGGACATGGATTGGTAAGCTTCTCTTGCCTACTTACCTTCTTCGTCGTTATTTCTCTGTTCATAGTTATTAAAATATGTGATTAGTAAATATATCGGAAATAGAGGCATGATTAACCAGATAGTTAGGAAAAAGAACCCCACCCTTTTCATTGGGTGGGATGAGGTAATTACTCTGGTCATAAACCATGCAGGTATAGAGCATACGGCATATATAATGCCTAAGATTATCCAGGTTATCATTGTTCAAAGTACTTATTTACGATTTTGGATATCTTCTTATCTAACTCTACGATTAGTTCACTGAACTCTTTGTCCTTCATATCTTTTATCTTGGCTTCGATAAATTCCAGGTTTCTCTTAATTGAGAAATAAGCTTTGAAGGCTTGGTAATCCAATTCTGATTTATCCGTTAAAGGTAATATCATACTTGGATTATCATCTAACCTTGTATAGAACCCATCTGGTCCGATAGTTCTTGATACTTTTACCTTATTACTCAGTACTGCAAATCCACCTTTCTTATCGATAGATTCTACAATTACCTTCTCCATTAAGGTTTTGCCATCAGAGAAAATGACTTCTTCACCCTCCTTTAGCTTTTTGGTTTCTTTGTTCTTTTTCATATCTTTATTATTAAATTGTTTATGCAAATATACAAAATTAATCTGATTTAATGCAATTATCAATAAGAATTTTTAAATCTGCTGCGGTAAAGGATTTCCTGTTAAGTAAGTTATCCAATTGTTCTGGAGTTAGAATTATACCATTTGGAGTAAAAAGTTCTCTTAAGTGTGCCGGAATTATTCCCTGGAATCCCCAATTATTATATGAACCTATATACAATTTATTATTTACCATTGCAGCAATATATTTCTTGGTTGAACCTAATAATGACTCTCTTCTAAAGGTAGCGACTTCTAACCAAATCTTATTTAAGTGAATAGAATAATGCTGAAAATAAGGTGTAACCAAGGGAATCATTTCGTAATTAGAATCCTCTATCAGAGTTTTATCCGATTCAATAATTCTATGCCAAAAAGCACATTGAAAACAAAGTTGTTTTTCCTTCATTAACTGAGGTACTGTTTTGGCTAAATCGTAATCATCCAAATCTAATGGTGAATTACATAGGTGACATGTGAGTTTCTCTTCCATATTATTATAAATTTTTATATAAGATAATAGAACTCCTAACTATCATCCAGATAAGGTATACGCAATACTTTCTTTTCTTTAATGAACTTTAAAATATAACGCTATGGATAAGTTAACTAATGAAATGATTGTGGCTCTGGCCAATGATTTAGGACTGGAGCCAGCCTTGCTTAAAGCAGTACAACTGGTAGAAGCAGCAGGCAGAGATGGATTTTTAGTAGATGGTAGACCTCAAATTCTGTTTGAAGGTCACATCATGTACAAGGAAATCAAGAACAAATTCGGTTTGGACAAGGCAGTTGCTGCTCAAAAGAGTTATCCTACCATTTGTTTCCCGAAATGGGACAAATCTAAGTATCTTGGTGGAGCTCATGAGTACAAAAGACTCGAAATTGCCAAGAAAATTGATGAAGAATGTGCTCTAAAGTCAGCTTCTTGGGGAATGTTTCAGATTATGGGCTTCAATTTTGCCTATTGTGGGTGTAAAAATGTCTTTGATTTCGTCAAAAAGATGGAAGAATCTCATGCTTCTCAGCTGAAATTGATGTATTATTACATGAATAATACCAGTTGTTTGAAGAACTTGAAGGAACATGACTGGGCAGGCTTTGCTCGGAAGTATAATGGTCCTGGTTATGCTGAAAATGCTTATGACCAGAAGTTAAAAAACGCTTACGAAAACTTTAAAAACAAGATATAATGAAGGTAATTTACAACAAATTCATCCCTTTCAAGGGATACAAGGCAATGAACCTATTCGGAATTGTCTTTGTGAGAAAAGGTGCTAAGTTTGATGCCTATGATTACAATCATGAGAAGATACATCTCAAGCAAATGCAAGAGATGTTGTGGATTTTCTACTACTTGTGGTATGCAATCGAGTACCTAATCATCATGTTCTTTGCTAAATGGAACAAACAAAGCGAAAGATATCATGATGTAAGCTTTGAAGAAGAAGCCCATAACAATGACCATGACTTGGAGTATATCCGAACTCGTAAACATTATTCCTGGGTTAAGTATGTAAAACTTAGAAGCTACAAGAAATAGGTCTTTTTAATTCGATATAGAGCTGGTTTAGATATCTTAAACTTTTGACAAAGTCCTCGTATAGTAGTGTATCTATGTAATCTTAAACATCTGATTATTCTACGTATTTTACGAGGACTTATCTTATTATAACCTCCATGGAAATAGAATCTACCCTCTTGAATACATTGTTGGGTATTTTCTTTTTGAGTTCCCCATCTAAGATTCTCAACTCTATTATCGGTACGTATATTATTTAAGTGCATTACTACTGGTAGATTATTAGGGTTAGGTATATAAGCTAAAGCAACTAATCTTGATACCTTATAATGTTTTCTTAATGATTTATATTTTAGGGTAACTAAAGGATATCCATAGGATTCTTTAAACTTTAAAGGAACCCATAATTTGTTTCTGAATACCTGGATAGACTTACCATTACCGAATACTCTAACTTTAAGACCATGTAAAATTATATCTTTATACATATTATAAAATATTTAGTTTATGAACATAAATAGATACACAGTATTAGGTGTATGCGCTGGCCAGGGAGCTTTGCTCTTCCCTTTCAGGAAACATCTGATTGGGAATATAGAAGTAAGAGGAGTATTCCATACTCCAGGTGAAGAGCAATGGAAAGCTAATTTTGGTAATATACCTTTCTATAAAGGGTTCTGTTTACAAGAATTTGATGAGAAAGTGGATATCATTATATCAAGCCCGGATTGCGGAGCATCTTCAGTAATGAGGTTATCTAAAGTAAAGGAATTGGGTAATCCCAAGGATAACCGGAGTTTAAATCTAGTAACTGCTGCAATATTAGAGTATAAGCCTAAGATATTTCTTATTGAAAATCTTCCTCGTTTGCTATCTCTGCTTCCCAAGGATTTCTTTGAGGAAACCTTTAAGGACTATAAATTAGTTTTTCATGAAAGGTCAGTTTCTGACTATGGGAACTCTCAAGTATCAAGGAAACGTTTAATCGTTATTGGAGTGCATAAGAAAACCGGTAAGAAATACTTGAATGCTTTTAATGAAGTATTCCAAGTAAAAACTCCAAAACTTACTAGAGATTTGCTCTCTGTATCTCCTTACGGGAGTAATTATAACATCCCGATAGAAAAGACCCTTGCAATGTATGACTATCGAAAGCTTCCGGAAAAGAAGAATCTGACTGTTGAGAAGATTCAAGTATTATGGAATAGTGCTTTCAAGCAAGAGAAGAAATGGCCCATTAAGACTGCTAAGATGAGTACTCTCCCAGGAGTATATCGATTGGAGTTAGATAAACCACCTCTAACTTTAAGACCTGCAGATAGGCAATTTAGACCAGATGGATATCCTCTTGGGATTAATGATTTCAAGGCAATCATGGGATTTCCCAAACAGTTTAAGATTTACATTGACCAAGAGAATTACCTTTACTGGTTAAACAAGGCAAGGTATACAATTGCCAAAGGTTCTGTATATGAAGTTGGGATTTGGTTTAGGAAATGTATCAAAAATGTCTAGGTACACTTTCATGTTAATATATACTAAAGTATATATTAGTCCAAACCGCCTTTTGAAAAATATAGATATATAATATACTACGTATATATATCTATATTTTTATATGCGTATATAGCTATTGTTTGTAGTAGATATTGGATATATGTTTTAGGATATAGAAATTTATCTCACTACGTTCGATAAAAGGTAATCGCTTTGCGATTACCGATAGTTAGTAATAATTTAATTTTTCGCGATGATGAAAACAGATAAAAACAAGTGGAAGAACTTTGTGTTCCTTTTGCTACTAGGATTTACTATTTACCTTTGCTTCAGGAATTACAAACTGAATTCATATATCAGACAACTTCCTGATTCATCGGTCATTGGCATTACTGATACAATCAAACTGAAAGAGAACTTCAAGCCCCAATCACCATATACACAATTGGTTCAGCCCCAGAGAATTCTTCTCTACGACTTCTATCGAAACAGTAGCAATTCGACTAAACCCCAAGCTTCTGATTCAACAGCGGTTATTTCGAATAGAATTAGTAGAGAAGATTCTTTGGTCCAATTTACCTTGGATAAAAACCAATTGAATCTAAGTTTATTCAACAAAGAAACAAACTCCTATTCAACGAGAATGTTTAACATGGACTTAGGTAAGTATAAGTACAATTGGTATGAAGGTCAATTAACTCAAAAAAGAATTAGAAAACTAACTCTAAGTCCATACGTTTATGGTAAATATAGGGTCTTTAATCAAATGTTAGACATAGGGACAGGTCTTTCAATCAAGACTACTAATTTCAATTATAAACTAGGTATAAATGCTTTTCATTATCCGAAGTTCTTTTCGGGAATAAAAGCTGACTTAGAGTTTTCAGTAACATATAACTTTTGATTATGGCAAAGAAGATTAACATAGAAACTAACACATCTGCTCTTACAAGGGAAGAACTAGCAACACTTGCTAAAGTTAGTAATGATGTTTTTTACTTTAGCCTTTTCACTTATGTGATACACCCTATGAGGGGAAAGGTAAGATTCGAACTTTACCCGTATCAAAAATCGGTTCTGTATAACTTTGTAAAAGAACGTTTCAATATTCTGCTTAAGTTCAGGCAGGCAGGTATTACGGAGCTTATTTCTATGTACTGCCTATGGTTGGCAATGTATCATCCTAACAAGAAGATTAACATTATATCAATCAAGGACACAACAGCAAAGAAGGTACTTAAAAAAATTAAGTTCATGTACAAAAACCTGCCATGGTATTTACAGACACCAATTATAAATGGTCGTTCGGGAGAATATGGTTCTGCATCAATGATAGAGTTCGATAATGGCTCATTCATAGAATCTATCCCAACGTCTTCAGAAGCCGGTCGTTCAGAATCTCTATCCTTACTGGTAATTGATGAAGCAGCAGTAGTTAGATGGGCAGCCCAGATTTGGGCAGCCGCTTTTCCTACTCTTTCCACTGGTGGAGCTGCTATCATCAATTCCACTCCTTATGGAGTTGGTAACTTCTACCACTCAACTTGGGTTGATGCTATTGCAGGTGGAAACCCATTTAACCCACTACGATTGTATTGGCAAATGCACCCAGAACGAGATATTAATTGGTACAATGAAATGTCTTCTGCTCTTGGAACAAAAAGAACTGCACAAGAAATCGATGGTGACTTCTTATCATCTGGAAATACGGTCTTCGACTTAGCTGATATCAAAGCTATCGAAGACTGTCTTAGTGATTATCCAGTTATTAAGAAAAGATTCAATGGTCAATATCGGCAATTCTTAGAACCAGCACCAGATAAGGAATATTTCATTGGTGCTGACGTTTCAACTGGTAGGTCTTCTGACTACTCTGCATTTACTTGCATGGATAAACAAGGAGAAGAACAAGCAGTATTCAAAGGTAGACTTTCAGTAGATAAATATGCAAGGTTACTTGGAGATACAGGGCATTTGTTTAACTTTGCTACCATTGCTCCAGAATCCAATGATGTTGGATTAGCAGTAACTTCTGCTCTTCAAACTGAAGGTTATCCTAAACTGTATTATTATCAGAAAATGCTTAAGAAGAAAGGTAAATCTAGACCTGAGGTAGATAAATCTCCAGGATGGTTAACTACACAAAAGAACCGTTCTGTTATTGTAGAGGGACTTGAACAGGATATTCGAGAAGATAATATTACTGTTAAAGACCCTTTCTTTGTTCAAGAAGCATATACCTTCATATATGATGGTTTAGGTAGGCCAGTTGCAATGGGTAAGCATAGAGCTAATAATTCTACAGTAGATGTAGACCTAGAGGGGGATGTATATGCAGATGACTCTATATTCGGTAAAGCAATCTGTAATCACATAAGAAAAGGAAAAACTAACGTAATAGTACAACCGAAATGAAAAAGCTCAATTTTAATTGGAGTTGGGGTAGAAAGAAAGACCCACCTCCTGAATCAAACAAGGAGCCAAGCAAGCCAAAAGCTGCTGCTATATCTCCTGGTAGAGTATCAGTAGATGAAGATAACTCTTTACTCAGTACTCTGAAAGGGATGACCGTAATGGTAGATCCTTCTTTTCGTGTTGAAGTAATCCCTTTGATTCGTGATTTATATAAGGTAAATCCGGATATGGGCATTGCTTTGCAGGATATGTTTAAGTTGGCAAACACAGGTCATACGGTAACATTCCCAAATAATTCAGATGCCGAAGCAGATAAGATGAGAAAACATCTTACTGAAGCTACTAAGAAATGGTCCAGGTATACTGCTGGTATAGATGGTCTAGTTAATAAGATGATTGTACAATGCCTTGTTAGTGGAGCTATCTCTGTTGAAGGAGTTCCCAATGATATGTTGGATGGTTTGGACACAGTCTTATTCCTTAGACCCGAGAACATTGTTTTCAAAAGAGAGAACAATGGAGTATATTCTCCTTACCAGAGGAATAAGAATTACTTCGTAAAGCACCAAGATTATATCAAACTAAACCCAGAAACTTATGTGTATGCCGGTATGTTTAATGATACCGATGAACCTTATGGGATTCCACCATTTATGGCAGCATTGGATTCATTAAAAGGCCAACATGATATGAAGGTTAACTTCAAACACATCATGGAAATGGTTGGTATGGTAGGATTCTTGGAAGCTAAGATGACTAAACCAGACCAGAATCCAAATGAAAGCTTACAAGCTTATCAATCCCGTCTTGAACGTACATTAAAAGATTTGAAAAGAAATCTTCGTAATGGTATGAAAGACGGTATAGTAACTGGTTACATTGATGACCATGAGTTTAAACTCAATTCAACTACCAAGGAACTTGGTAATATTGAGAAACCCTGGAATATGAATCAGCAATCAGTTGCAAATGGTTTGGGAGTTAATGGAAACCTTATCGGAGTTAGTTCAACAACAGGAGAAGGAGCAACGGGTATAATGCTGTCTAAGTTAATTAGCCAGTTAAAAAATATCCAAATGCTTGTAACTTATGTATTGGATTTTCTTTATTCTCTAGAACTGCGTCTGGCAGGCTTTGATAATAAGGGAATAAAGATATCATGGGGAACTTCAACTATCTCCGACGAAGTTAAGGTTCAACAAGGTCTTCAGTATAAAATCCAAAATCTGGATTTATTATATAAGGCTGGTATCATTAGCCAAGACCAATATGCTTGGGCAATGGGTTATGATTCTCCTGATGAAGACGAACCAAGAGTTTCACTTGAGGACCAATTTGCTAAGGGTAATTCAGACCCTCAAGAGGGAACTAAGAAGAAGCAAAGGCAGGATGATAAAAACCAATCTGCTCGTAGGTCAAGAGATAAAACTAATCCGGCTCCATCTCGTGGAGACCAAAATACAAAAGCAAGATGAGTAAATTTACTAAGAAAAACAAAGAGCATCTTGATTCAATGGTGATTGGCCAGGGTCATACCATTATGGCTGGGTATATCCCAGAATCAGTTGGAGCCCAGGCTTTCTCAGAGAATTATTACAAATGGAAGACTCCGACACCGGATACCATTGCTCAATTTGGATTTTGGGGAGGAGATATAGATTATAATACCTATTATCCAAACCTTGATAAATCAGAACTTACTCCAAAGGATGAAGAGTTCATTGAACCTATGTTCAGATTACTTTCTGAAACGATTGTATCTAAGAACTGGAATCCTACTGACTTTGGTCAGAATGGAGTACTTAAGGCATCAATGAAACTGTTACTTGGTCAAACCGTAAACTGCGACCATGAAACAAACATTGGTAATGCAATCGGAGCTGTATCTCAAGTGATGTGGCAAGAATCTTATAAAGATGGACACTTCACTATTCCTGCAGGTATCAATGGTATTCTGAAGATTGATGGTAAAGCTAACCCAAGAATTGCTAGAGGTATTCTTATGGAACCTCCTTCAATTCACAGTAACTCAGTAACAGTACAATTCAAGTGGGATAAATCACATCCGGGAATGGAAGATGGTGAATTCTACCAGAAGCTTGGTACTTATGACTCTAAGGGTGAAATGGTTCGTAGAGTAGTTACTGAAGTAGTTCGTTATATGGAAACATCTCTGGTATCTCATGGAGCTGATTCTTTTGCTCAAAAGATTGGTGAAGATGGTAAAATCATTAATCCAACTTTTGCAAAAAGAACCTGGTCTTCTTATGAGGAATATCGGGATGACAAGTCCAAACAGTACTTCTTTACTGACTACAAAACAGACTTCAACTCATTCCAAGAAAAGGACAATACTCCAGATTCTTTTAATGATAATGGTACCCAAGAAAATCATAATCCTAATAAAGAAAATATGAACAAAGAATTGCAAGAATTTTTAGAAAAGCTTTTCGGAGATAACATGTTATCTCTGGCAGAAGGCAAAGAAATGACTCAGGAAGAAGTTATTTCTTGTATTCAAAGCTTGGTATCATCCAAAAACAGTCTTCAGACAACGGTAGATAATCTTACTACAGAGAAATCTTCTCTTACAGAACAGATTACCAACCTGAATGCAGAAGTTGCAAACTTGAAGGAAATGGCAACTGTAGGAAAGAATCATATTGCTTCTCTCCGTGAAAGTGCCGTTGCTACTTACAAGAAGCTGATGGGTGACAAAGCCGATGAAACTATTGTTACAATGTTGAATGCCGAAACTACTGGCATCGTTACTCTTATCTCCTTGACTAAGGATTATCAGAGTCGTCTGGAAGAAAAATTCCCAATGGTATGTGCAAGCTGTGGTTCTCACGATGTAAGCCGTGCTTCTTCTGTTGCAGAGAATGAAAATGAGGGTAAAACTGAAAAACCTGCAACTACTTCAAATGCAGAAGCCAAGTCTACTTCGGAAACCCTCGAAGACTTGTATAAGAAGAAATTCAAGTAATAATCGATAAATATCACTGTTATGACTAAAATCGTAAACAAAGACCAGCCAATGACGCTGTTTGGGGAAAAGACCCCAAGAGCGGTGATTTACAAAAGTGAATCACACAAATTGCACCAAGCTTTCTGTGTAAAAGATGGTGAAACAATTTTGCAAGGTATGCCGGTAGCTCTTGGAGAAGACGGTTTAATTGAACCTTACACTGAATCTACTCAGGTATATATCGGAGTGGCAGTAACCGACAATGTAAATCCTGCTTACCAGGCACAGAACAAATTCCCAGTAGAGGTAACTGTTGCTGTAGAAGGTTACATGATTTGTAACTGGGTATCTAATGCTGCTGACTTAAAAGCAGGATATGTAGTTCCCTCTGGTGACTTGCTGAACGACAGATTTGTAAAAGCAAATCAGTCAACAGATGCTACACCTTTCATTGCCATCATACCTGCAGATGAGGCAAACGAGGTAATTCAAGTACTTATTAAATAAGAGAAGAAGAAACATGGAAAAAGTTGATATTTCAAAATTGAAGAGAGAAGACTTCGCAAAAGAACTTCCTCAAATGGTACAGCAGTTGGATGCTTACCGTCAAGGTTCACAGAACAAGAAACCTGTGGACATCACATTAGGTGAACTTACCACTGGTAAATGGGGTATTACCCAAGATGAATTGTTCGAGAAGTTGGATATCAATCCGAAAATCGACACAATGGAAAACATCTTCACAATGCCTCAGCAAGATGTTCGTTGGATTGTTCCGGAAATCATTCGTTCTGCCATCACTCTTGGTATGCGCCAGGCTCCGTTCTATCCGGAGATTATTGCTTCTGACCAGTCAATCAGTGGTCTTAGCGCAATCATGCCGATGATTAACATGTCCGATGCTGCTCCTGCAAAGGTTAATGAAGCAGAAACTATCCCATTGGGAGATGTAAGCTTTGGACAGAAATCAGTAAGTCTCTTCAAAATTGGTAAGGGATTCAAACTTACTGATGAAGTTCGTAACTACGTATCTCTTGATGTATTGGCAATCTACCTTCGTGACTTCGGTGTTCAGCTCGGTTATGCAATGGATACTCTGGCCATGGATGTTGTTATCAATGGTAACAAACCAGATGGTTCAGAATCTGCTCCGGTTATCGGTGTATACGAAACAACTAAGGGTATCACTTACAAAGATTTGCTGCATATCTGGGTAAGAGCTGCTCGTATGGGACGTAACTTTACTACTATGATTGGTGGTGAAGACCAGGCAATCGAAATGCTGAACTTGCCGGAATTCAAAGAACGTCATTCTGGTACAACTGAAGCTACACTGAACGTGAAGTCTCCGGTACCTAAGAATGCTAACTTCTATATTCACCCGGGAACACCTGACCAAGGTTTGCTGTTGATTGATACAACTGCTGCTTTGATTAAACTGACTGCAAAACAGTTGATGCTTGAATCAGAAAGAATCGTATCAAATCAGACTCAGGCAATCTATGCCACTCTGACTACAGGCTTCTCTAAGATGTATCAGGATGCTGCATTGATTCTGTCTGCAGAGAAGAAGTTCTCAGAATCTGGATTCCCCGAATTTATGAACATTGACCCGTATCTCTTGGTTAACCTTGAGTAATAATACACCTGGTTTATTTTACAAATAATTCCATTTCTTGATGGGGTAGGTTTTGCGAGGACCTACCCCTAATTTTAAACATCTAAAAACTTAGTAAAATTATGGATAAATATAAAGTAACTGTAGGTGCTAAAGCTTACAGCTTCCATGACCAATCTACAGGTATTACAATTTGTAGAGGAGAAGAAAAAGAATTGAGTGCTCGACAGTACAGAACTAAAAAGATTCAGATGGCTTTGAATTCAGGTCACCTGCGTTTGGTTCTTGATAAGAAAGCTGTCGACAAATACTCCAATGATGACATCGATAAGTTGGAAAAGAAACTGAATGCTCAGTTCGAAAAAGGTATGGAAATCAAAAAGATTGCCAAAGCCTATACTCTCGAAGAAGCAACCCTTATCGCTGCTCGTCACGAAATTGTTGCCGACAAAGGTGATACAGTTGAAACTCTGATTCAGGTTCTGTTGGAAGAGTTCGAAGAATCTAAAAAATAAGATACCATGGACAATCTAGACTTTGTAGCTATTGCGAATGGTCTGGAAGTTTCATTTAGAGTATTAACCAAAGTCCCAGCCAAGGCCATTTTTGACTGGGACTTTGGTGATGATAAGGGGTCCGTTTATGATGTTAAACAACCTACTTATACTTATGAAAAGTCCGGATTCTATACAGTAGCGTTGAACATAACGAACTCCGAAGGACTTAACTTAAATGCAACTAAAACCATAATTGTAAATACCGAGTCCAAAACTACATTAACTGATAGTATATATAACCTAATCAATTATTACATTCCTTCAGAAATCTCAGATGGTATGTCATCAGAAGAGAAAGCAATGTACATAACTAAATGGCAGTTATATATCCAACCGCTAGTAAATCATATTATCCCACTGGATAAATATAATGATGAGTTAATGTATGAAGCTCTAGAAAACCAATTAATTATGGAATTGGCAGCATGGGATTATCTCAATGTTAAGCTCCTTAATTTATTAACAAGTACAGGAGAATACCTAAGTCAACTTACTTCAACCAAAGAACAAGTTGGTGATGGTTCTTCTAAACCGGAACAAGCTCGAGGTGATAGAATCAAACAAATCACAACTGGGCCTACTGAAGTACAGTACTATGATACACTTGCCGATGCAACATCTTCCCTATGGAAAACATTCTCTCAAGCAATGCAACCTGGTGGTATCATAGACGAGTTAAGAAAAAACCTTTGTATGTTAGCTGGACGATTGGAAATCTACTTACCATTCTGTGACCAAGCAAGTCATGTAGTAGTTCCAAGAGTAGTAGACAGAAGAAGACCTGGATTAATAGATGGGCCAAACCCCCGCTTTCCAGTAAAACGTAATGGTAGAACCTTAATTAGAAAACGATGACCAAGACTCCTCATAGATTGGTTAAGAACCGGTCTTGGGATAGATACAAGAAGATTATAAATGATTTCTTGGATGTAGATGCTGGTAGGCAAACTATAACTTGGGCAAAGAATGTAAATCAACTCCTAAGTCATGGAGAAGATGAAATCCCTAAATATTATAATATACCAATCGAGGCATTATGTTATTACAATGCCTTCAGAAACTGGCCTATTAATAAGGCAACAGTAACTGGAGAACTCGATGATGAGAATTTATCAATACTGGTTACTAAATCATATATAGAACAACTGGGACATTTAACTCCAGAAGGCTATTGGGATTTTAACTGGTCTGAAGATAGGTTCGTAATTAATGGTATTACTTATAAACCTTCTGGAGATACACAAGTTGCTCAGGCCAAGGATGAAGCATTAGTCTTCATGGTTATCCTAAAAAGGGACCGAGATACCAAAATACAATTCGTAGAATAAAATTGAAAAGTATATGGCAAAGATGTTAATGTTACGATGGAAACCAATTAATACCGGAAACGGTATTTGGTTTGATAGTAACCTGATTGTCTTGAACGGTACATCTGGAGTACATATTGAAAGTAAGAAAAATAATTTAGACGTTACCACATTCCAGTCTATGACTGGAGGTAAGTTTGTTACTTGCTTTCAAGATTACTTTGGAGAAGTTTGGGATAAGATAATACCTCATCCGGGTATTGGCCAGGTGATAAAATTCCGTATCAATCAACTTCCAGATTATGCAATAATCAGAGGTGATATTGAAGACGGGGGAGACCCAGACCCAGAATATCCAGATATTCCAATGAATGCCTTCTGTGGAAAAGAAGGAGAACCATTCAGAGATAAGAATTCTGACTTCTTCTGTGGTAAGCAAGTAATCAATCCTTAAAATAATAACAATATGTACGTAAGTAAGTATTACACAAATGAAGAAATTGACCAAAGACTTTTACAAGGTTATTTCGATGACTTCGTAAAGGCTGGGTTTGCCGGAACTATTAATGAGTTCTGGGCATTCGTTCTTTCTATTGCCAATAAGGTAGATAAGAGAGAAGGATACGACTTATCTAAAAATGACTTCACAGATAAACTCAAAGAGAAACTGGAGGGCATTGAAGAAAGAGCAAACTACATCACTAAGCTTTCTCAGTTGGAGAATGATACTAAGTTCCAAACTGAAGAACAGGTAAGACAAGCTATCAGTGATTTGATTGATGGTGCTGATGATGCACTTGATACATTAAAGGAATTGGCAGAAGCATTGGGAAATGACCCCAACTTTGCTACTACAATTACCAACAAATTAACGGATTTACGTAATGCACTGACAGATGAAGTTAACCGAGCTAAGGAGGAGGAAGGGAAACTGAGTACCCAAATTAGTGAGGTTAACTCTAATTTCATTAAGGCAGTGGATTTACTTAATGATAAAATCGACACTGCAGTTACTAACCTTATCAATAAGATAGATAAGATAGAAGCAAAAGTCGATAAGAATACTGCTGACATTGCAGACCTCAGAAATGAAACTACGGGTTCATTGGCAGAAGCTAAGGCATATGCTAAAGACTTGGTAGATAAAGAAGCTGAGCTTCGTAAAACGGCTGACGATGCTTTATCAGAAAGTATTCACCAACTGAATACATTGCATATCAATGATAAGGCAGAGCTCAAACAAGACATTGCTGCAGAAGCCCAATTGAGAGCAAATGCAGATGCAAACATTCAGTTGAAACTCACTGAAGAAATCACTAATCGTCAAACTGGTGATGCTGCCTTAGAAAGTAAACTTTCTGATGAGGTAGTAAATCGTAAAGCTGCCGATGAAACTCTTCAGAATTCAATTACCAAAGAAGTTACAGACCGTACCAATGCAGATAATACCCTCCAGGTAAACATTGATAAAGAGGCTCAAGCTCGGGAATCTGCAGACCAGGTTCTTCAGACTAATATTAATTCTGAAGCTGCAACTCGTACTGCTCAGGACCAAATCCTTGACCAGAAGATAACTGCCCTAAGTGAAAAGACTGATGGTGATAAGTCTGATGTACTTGCTGCAATTGAAGCAGAGAAGGAAGCTCGTATTGCTGCAGATGCTGACCTTAATTCCAAGAAGGTAGATAAAAGAGAAGGTTATTCTTTAACTAAGAATGACTTTACAGATCTCTTGCTTGCCAAATTGAATGGAATCGAGGAACATGCAAATTACATTACCTTGGTATCACAATTGGCAAATGATGCCGGTTATCAGACTGAAGCAGAAGTAGAAGCTGCAATTGAAAAGATTATTGGTTCTGCACCGGAAGTACTCGATACTCTGGAAGAGATTGCTAGGGCATTAGGCGATGACCCTAACTTTGCTTCAACTATCACCAAGAAGTTGGCAGCAATCACAGAAAAGGTAAACCAAGAGATTGAAGACCGGGAAGCTGCTGATGTAGCCCTCCAGGCAAATATAACTGATGAAGAAACCGCAAGAATTGAAGCAGATACTGCTCTTAAGGAAGAACTTAAAGAGTATGTAGATAACTCGGCTGCTACTGGAAATACTGCTCTTCAAGTAGTTAAAGATAACCTGGCAAAAGAAATCCAAGACCGTAAAGATGCTGATGCTATCTTGCAGGCAAATATCGACAAAGAAACTGTTGATAGAAAGGAAGCAGATAAAACCCATACCGATAATATTGCTGCTCTTACTCAGAGAGTTTCGGATTTGGCTTTGTCAATGCAGGATGCTATCAATACGGTTAAGAACGAATTGACTGCTCAGGTAAATGTTAATACTACGGCTATTGCTACTAACCAAGCAAATATCACAAAGAACTCTGAGGCAATCACTGCCATGAATAAAACCATTGCTGATAACTACAAAGAAGTTAAGGATATGGTTAATGAGGAAATTGTGGACCGTACTAATGGCGACAGTAATCTGAGTTCTCGTATTGATACTACCAACATTGCTTTGGGTACAGAAACAGCTGAACGTAAGGCAGCAGACCAAATCCTTCAAGTAAACCTGGATAAGGAAATTGGAGACCGTAAGTCTGCAGATACTGCACTTGAAACTAAGATTGAAAGTCAGATATCTAACTTAAGCCAACAGACTTCATCCGAGATTACTCGAGTAGAAGGTGAGGTTACTCAAGAAGTTAAGGACCGGGAAGCAGCAGATAAAACTTTAAGTGACCGAATTGATTCTTTGGAGACTGGTTCTACTGCAGGTTTAAATGAAGTCAAAGCAAAGGTAGAAGCTAACACGGTAGCAATCAATACTGAGAAAGACCGAGCAACCGCTAGAGAGAATGCTATACAGGCCAATTTGGATACTGCAATAGCAAATCATAAAGACGAAGTAAATGGCTTAACTAAGGATATCTCAGATGAGGCTAATACTCGTTTAGCAGGTGACACAGCTCTTCAGGTAAACATTGATAAAGAAGTTACAGACCGTATTAATGCCGATACCCTATTAGATAATAAGATTGCCCAGGAAATCTCAGACCGTACAACTGCTATCCAGGGTCTTGAATCTAAGAAGGTAGATAAAATAGATGGTAAGGTACTTTCTTCAAACGATTTTACCGATGTTCTTCTGAATAAACTTAATGGAATCGAGGAACATGCTAATTACATAACTAAAGTTTCTGAACTTCTGAATGATTCAGGATTCCAAACTGAAGCTGAGGTAGAAGCTGCAATTCAGAAAATCATTGGATCTGCTCCTGGTGTATTGGATACTCTGGAAGAGATTGCTAGGGCATTAGGCGATGACCCTAACTTCGCAACAACCATGACTCAGAAGTTAAATGAGTTAACTACGAAGATTGAGACAGAAACCGAAAAACGAGTTGAAGGTGATGCTGCTTTAGATGCCAAGCTTACTACTCTAAGTACTACTCTGACCAAGACAGTAGAAGACTTAAGAACCTATGTTACTGAAACTCGTACTGAATTGTTGGCAAGAGCAAATAACCAAGATGCTCTTATCACTCAGAATGCTGCAAACATTCAGAGAAATTTGGAATTGATTCAGGGTATTCAGAATAATATTTCTGGTTCTTATCTGGAAGTTAAGGCTTTACTTGAAACTGAGATTGCTACTCGTAAGGCAGAAGACATTCGGTTGGAAGGTAAAATCGACCAGAATACTGCAGACCTGGGAACCGAAAGGGAAGAAAGAATGGCTGCAGATAAGGCTCTTCAAGATGCCCTGGATGCAGAAGAAGCTGCAAGAACTGCTGCTGATGCTGCCCTGGGAGTTCGTATTGATACCGAGATTGCAGAAAGAAAAGCTGCTGACAAAACTCTCCAAGACAATATTGATGCCGAGGAGTATGCAAGAACTCAAGAAGATACTCGTCTGAATGTTCGTATCGATAAAGAAGTTACAGACCGTACCAATGCCGACAATGAATTAGGTACTCGTATCGATAATGAAGAAGATGCAAGGGAAGCTGCAGATACTACTTTGCAGGATAATATTGATGCTGAAGAGACTGCCCGTACTGAAGCCGATACTACTTTGCAGGATAATATTGATGCTACCAATGCTCATACTATCAATACTCATCGTTTGGATTCTAATCCAGTACTTAATGGTACTGATATCAAACTCGATGGCTATGTAAAGGCAACCGGTACTACTCCTGCAGATTTGGATGTAAAGGTAACAGATACTACTTCGGCAGCTTTTGGTAAAGTACAAAAACGAATTGAAGTCGATAAAGCAGATGCTGATTCTAAATTCAATAAGGTAAAAGCTGCAGTAGGTCTTACCAATGATTTGGGAATGCCAGCTCTTACTGATACGAATTATATGGGCGGTTCAGTTGATGTAGTTGATTCTTTGAAAAAACTTGATGCTCAATTAGAACCAATTATTATCCCGGCAGCAGCATTCAATATATCTGCTTCGGCAACCTCAGAAGAGATTGCAGCAGTATTTACTGATGAATTGCTTAATGAGATTGCAAATAACACTACACACCGTCCTTATATATTGGTAGATACTGGCAACAATTTCTATCAACAATTTAGATTAAGTTTACAACTTAGTGGTCCTACTACTGGTGCCATTACTTTGAGATTTATGTATGAATTGGCTGGTATGGAATTCTACAGAGAGTTCAAGAGAACTGCTCAAGGTGCTTGGTCTATTTCTACAGTAAGAGCTGGTAAAATTCTTATCGAAGGAGATGTAGTAAATAACTTAACTGCAGGTGGAACTAAGGTACCATTAAGTGCAGAACAAGGTAAAGCTTTGAAGGCTTTGATTGATGGTTTTGGAACTGATACTTCAGAACTGGAAACAGAACTCAAAGAATTAATCCAAACTACTAAGACGGCTTTAGAAGCTTCAATAGCTACAGAAGTTCAAAATCGAAAAGATGCTGATACTGCCTTAGATACGAAGTTAACTACGGCTATCAATAAGGAAGTTCAGGATAGAACTGCTGCTGATACTGTATTGGGTACCCGAATTGATAACGAGGTAACTGCAAGAACAGAAGCAGATGCTGCCTTGAAAACTGAATTAACCGAGGACATACAAGGAGTTCAGGATGCCCTAGATGCCTTCATTGCAACTAAGGCACAAGCTAGTGGATTAGCTTCTCTGGATGAAAATGGTAAAGTACCTTCTGAACAATTACCCTCATATATAGATGATGTAATCGATGTATATGCAACATACGATAAGTCTCCCACTGGAGATCTTTCTAATATCTCTCTCTTTGCAGATGCTGACCATAATATACCAATAACGGGAGAGGCAGGAAAGATTTATCAGAATGTAACTACGGGAGAACCCGGTTATCAATTCAGATGGACTGGTACTACTTGGTCTCTGATTGTTTCTGGTGGAGTAGTAATTGGAGAGATTACTGGTACTGCTTACGATGGAGCTAAGGGTAAGACTACTACAGACAATCTTAATGCTCTTATGGCTTTTAATCCTATACGATTAATCTCAATTGTTACAGATGCCTCTAAAGCTGCCATAAATTATGAAAGGGCAGATGGTACTGGTATCCAAGGATTACAAATTCCTACTGCATCATCTGCTAAAGCTGGTGTTATGGCTGCTGCAGATAAGGTTAAGCTTGATACTACTTTACCAAAACAAATCTCAGATGAGGTTACAGCAAGAACTGAGGCTATTAATGCTTTGCAAGGAGAATTGGCTGATGATATTGCTCAAGAGGTAGTAGATAGAAATTCTGCAATAGCTGCTGCTAAAACAGAACTCACTACTGCTATCAATAAAGAGGTATCCGACAGAAAAGCTGCAGATACTCAAGTAAGAACTGACCTTGAAGCTGCAGTTGAATTAGTTGCTGAAGACTTAAGAGGTGCAGATACTACTCTGCAGAATAATATCACTAAAGAAGTTAATGACCGAAAAGGTGAGATTACAAGAGTGGAGAAGTTAATTTCAGATGAAGCTGCAACAAGAGCTCAAGCAGATACTACTGTAAATGCTAAAGTAGATTCTCATATCGGTAATAAATCTAACCCTCATGCAGTAACTAAAGCTCAAGTGGGATTAGGTAATGTTAACAATACATCAGATGCAGATAAACCAGTATCTACTGCTCAAGCTACTGCTATTGCAGATGCTAAGGCTGCAGGTACCAATGCTCAAACCAATCTTACTACTCACATGCAGAACATGAGTAATCCTCATGGAGTAACAAGAGACCAATTGGGATTGGGTACTACTGCAGAGATTATCTTTAAGAAGGTATCTGCTCCTTCCGGTTTATGGAAAGAATCTGACAAAAGACTTAAGACTTTCATTAAACCTTTGGAACACACTCTCGATGAAATCTGCTCTATACCTACGGATTCATTTATGATTCGAGGTAATCATGATATAGGTACAATTGCTCAGACAATCGAAAAACATTTCCCAGAATTAGTTTCTGAGAATGCAGTTAAACCTGAAACAGTTCCTAATTCAGATGCCTTTGAAAAGGTAGAAAAAGATGGAGAAACCTATATCCTGGTTAAAGAGGTAGATTATTCTAAGATGTCAGTATTGGCAATCGAAGGTATCAAACTTCTGAAAGCTGAGATTGATGAGTTAAGAGAAAAACTTTTGTTCACAAACTTAGATTAATATGGGTGAGATAGCAACATGGAGTGCTGTCAAAACTAAAGTAGGCCTTGGTAAGGATTCAAACGAATGCCCTACCAAGGCTGAATTGTTGGCACTCTCTCCTACAGGAACGGGAGAAAATTACGTTGGCTTGGAAATATCCAATGCCAGTTCTTATGGAAACAATGAAACCGTACAGCTCAGCGATATTCATAAGGTAACTTATAAGTATACATTTACTGTAGATAGAACTACTTTAAGTTTTCCTGTTAGTGGAGGAGCTCCTTCTCCAAATCCATGGTTTGGTTTAGTTTCTAGAAAACAGAAATATGTAGATGGAGTAATATCTGGTAGTTATACTGAAGTAGGCTATACCAGTACGGGTTATCCTGATTGGGTATCTTATAATCAAACTGTACCTCAATATGAAGCTAAAGAAAATACTGGATTAGTTGAAAGGTCAGCTAATATGACCTTTACTCAGAATGAATCGGGTAAACAGATAACAGTTCAATTTACTCAGGATGCAGGAGTTGAAACTTGGGAATATACTTTTACAAGTAAGAATAATTCATTAGTATTTAATGCTATAGGTGGTAAAGGTACACCTATAGAATTAACTATTACTTCGAATAAGCAAAAGTATATAAATGGTAAAGCTGTGGGTAGTCCAGTAAATGTTGATTATTCAAGGCCTAGTTTACCATCATGGCTTTCAGTAGAGAGTGGGTATTACGAAGCTTTAGAAAATAAGTCTGAAAGTTCTCGTTCTTATACCGATACTCTTACTCAGGCAGAATCCGGTAAGAAACTAACACCAGTTTTGTCTCAGGCAGCTGGTGTAAAAACCTATGGTACACCTACGGTATATTTAGGAAGCATCGCAGATATCCCTGCATCGGGAGGAACTGCAGCTACACCTACTTATACCTATTCTCAACTTTGGGGATGGAATGGTAAAACCAATGATGGTGGTACTATAAGTTCTGGAGCTTCAGTAGTATGGTCTGAAAATATCTCTGGTTCTAATCTTGGTACAACTGCAAAGGCAAGAACTAAGTTGGGAAGCCGTACATTAACCGTTACTCTTAATGGTAAATCTGGTAGTGCCTCAATCGATATATATCAGGCAGAGAATAAGATTACCAATACTAGTCAAGGTACATGGGTAGTTTCCATTTCTGCAAACCCAAGTACCTTTACCGAACAAGGTGGTACATCACAAATCTCTGCAAGTGCAAGGGCAAGTAGAACTAACCATTGGTCTTCAGGTGCAACTAATGCAGCATCCGATGCTACTGGTACTCCAACGTTAAGTATACCTACTGCAGTAACCGGATTCAGTTTATCAGGTACTACTTTGACTGTTGCAGAAAACACAACTGCAAATCAAAGAAGTGTAGTAGTAAGGGCAACTATGGATACCGTCTATAAAGAAGTTACGGTAACTCAAAGTTCATATCTAGTAGAATGGAGATATACATTAACTACTTCTACTCCAACGTTAAACTTTGATGCCTTAGGTACAACCAAATCTGGGACAATTAGTAGTTATCGTGAAAAATATATTAATGGTTCTTTAGTAGAAGGTTCACATGAAGGTGTTAATATCCAAGTTAAATCTACTTCTGCTGAAATACAAAGTGCTACTGCTGCTGTGGCTATTACCCTGAAAGAGAATACTACAACTCAAGCAAGAACTGGTACTGTAGTATATGAGCAGGTGGGTTCAGGCAAAACCGTAACCATTACTTGTAGTCAGGCCGCAGGTACAGTAGCCATTAGAGAAGAGTTGATTATTAAGGAGAGTTTCCCTACAGCTCCAAATATTGGAGGAACTGTTAAAGCTTTAGTAAGGTCTGGTTATTGGGACGTGGTAAATGGTAAAGATACAACTTGGCATGATGATACTCCTACTGTAAAAACTAAACCTAGTTTTGTAAGTAGTACTAGTGTAACTTATGAACCCCGTGTGGGATATCGTATAAGTGCTACTATGCCAGAGAATACTTCTGAATCTCAACTTAGTGGTAGTTTAAACTTAGAGTATGGTAGTAAAACTCTAAGTTTAGGTGTAAAACAAGCAGGTGCTAGTGTTGCTTGGTCTTATGAACTAAAGGTAAATAACGGTACTCAAGATTTAAATCAACAAGTGCCTGCTAAGCCTAGTGGTACTTACTCTTTTACCATAAGTAGTAAAAGGTATAAGATTGTTAACGGTTCTGTTACAAGTCAAAGTGAAGATACTACTTGGACTACGTCTATACCGGGTTCTCCAAGTTGGATTCATGTAGAAGAGCAATCTAATACACTCATAGTAACCGTAGATGAGAATACAACTACTAGTCAAAGAAGTGCAGATATCGTTATATTTCAAACTGGTAGTAGTGATACTTCGATAACTTTGACAGTTGAACAACAAGCTGCAAGTATTACTTGGAATTATACCTTTAATATATTTCAGCCTTCATCCAAGGTACTGAATGTACCAGCTAAGATGATAGACCCCGATACTATTGTAGTTAATTCTTACAGAACGAAGGTAATCAATGGTACACAAACTTCAACTAAAGAATTTGTAGAAGTAACCATTGACCCAATCGAAGAATCCTGGTTAGAAGTTACCAAAAACAGTAATGACCAGACTCAAGCTGAGTTATTCGTAACTTGCTTAGAGAATAAAGTATCTTCAATTAGAAGTGCTACTGTAACAATTAGACAAGTAGGTACAAGTAATCTTGACCAAGTAGATATCAACCAATCAGCTGCAACTGTATCCTATAATTATTATATTGGTTTTAATGGTAATCCCGATGTAGGGGGATATGCCATGAATTGGGAATGTACTCAGTTTGGTTCTAGTCATGGTCAATCTATAGATTTAAAATGTTGGAGAAAACCAGTAATTAATGGTATAGAATCTGATACTGAGGAAGCTGCAGAATACGAAGTTATTTTTAGTGGAGTTGGTATAGATTCCTTTACAGTTACAAATACACCGTTATCATATGACCCAACTATAACTACCGTAAGGGCATATCCTAAGTCTACCAATGGTTCGGTATTCGATTTAAAGGGTACAGTACAATATAGGATAGCCGATTACCCAAGTAAATCTGCTTATCTGTACCTTACTCATAAACCAGTAGCAACTGTAAAGAGGTGGACCTTCCAATGGTATGACCAAGTTGAAAGTGTAACTATGAAGAATGTAAGTCATGATTCTAGTGCAGGTAGCATTTCTCCTATAACCATAATTTCTAAATGTGAGTACTTACTTGCTAGCAATCAATCCCAGGTTGCCTATACAGAGTATATAAAACCTAATGAAGAAGAAGATACTGCAACTCCAGTAAGTTGGGGTAGGTTAGTAGAAAACGGTCAAACTGCCCAAAACAATTATGACTACGCTTATTTGGTAGATGAGAATAAGGAAGATTATGATAGGCTGGCTACCAGGACCTTTACTCAACCGGGTAATCCATCAAATAAAAGGTTATACCTATACGTAACTCAGACTAAACCCGTAACTATTAAACAAGAGTTTCATGCAGAGTTGGGTAACTATTACTCTTACGGTGATAGTAATCAAATCCCCCTTATTTACCAATGGTATAGCCCAGATTCTTCAGATACTACTGGCATAGGGGATATGACTCCTGGAGGATATACCGGAGTTTGGTGTAACTTACCTGCTACTGGAGTAATAAATTGCATGATTACTGGAAAGCCTCAAACTGGTAAACCTATGAAAGCTAGACTAAGTAATCTTCAAGCAAGAACCATTGAGGATTTGGATAGTAGTAGTCCCACAGAAATCAATAAGGGTTTGTCAGTAGGTTATTCTCAACAGGATTATCAAATAGGTATTGAATATTCTCCCGGTATGAACAATTATTTTTTGATAACTCCTTCAATACTTTTAGAAGCTGGAGCTTATGGTGGAGGTATAAGGTTAGAAGTAAGTTTAAGAAGTTCTTATTCTAGTAATGGAACTACAATTGCAACAGTTACACTTACTCCAAAAAATTCTGACCATCCGACTATCTACTTTGAAGTAATCTACGGGTAAGTCTCTGTATTAGTAATAATACGATACTATAGCATTATTAATGTATATGGCCATATACGAATAACTTTAAAAATCAAATTTATGTTTAACAACTTAAAACTCAAAAATTGTGGGAGTAGAAGTTAAATCTGGTGGTGAGGGCGTAATCGTCTCAACCGAGTAGTAGATGCTCAGAGAGACCAGAACATTATCCAGTCAGTAGTTGCAGCTCTTAAGACTACATCCACAACCCCGGCTTAATAATGACCGTCGTCATTACGTAAGCCAGATTAGGAAGGAGTGCATCTTACATAGGTGTACTCCTTTTTTCGTTTATACCCACCTAAAGATAAAACGATATGGAAAGTGAAGAGATTAAGAAAGAACCAACCAATGGAAATCAACTAAAAGATTTTACTATTCAACTTACATTGCCTGCTCCCAATGCAGAGATAGCAAAGGAAGTAGCAAATAAAGCACAGTCACTCATTGACCAATTTGGATACTATCAATTCTTAAACCTGGTAGACTTTATGCAAAGGAATCCAGGTGCAGTATCATTTGGTTTAAACTTAATTAATAAAAGATGAACATGGAAGATTTGATTTTTTTTCTAAATTGCAGAAAGGTGATACCATATACACCTTAGAGAGAGACAGACGTTCTGGGTATCCAATCTTTGATACCGCTAAAGTATTAAAAGTTGGTGAGAGCAAACCAAGAGCTACTGGCCCAGATGGAAGCTTTACAGCAAATACAGAAATCTCTATTCAAGACTCTGTATCTGCGGTGACTATATACCTTCCTACAGATGCTGCAGAGGGTATTTATAATAATGTTTATTACACTACCGACTTACGCAATATCGTAAACGAAGTAAATATCCAAAGGACTACTGCTGTAAATATTCTCAATAACCGAGAGAAATATGAGGCAGTAGTTACTGAATGTGATAATATCTTTCATACAATCGAGGGTATGCTAACTCCTCAACAACAACCAGCTCCGGCTTATAAGCAAGAAGAGTTCGAGGCTTTTAAAACCGAAGTAGCAGAGAAGTTATCCATGCAACAAGATATTCTTATGAAGATTGCCAGTGAGTTGGGATTAAATAAGAATAAAGATGGCAAGCAGAAAGGTTAACATAAACCTCTCGAATAATCTATGTGATATTCAGATTTATGTAGACCCTGTTAAACAACGTCAGGCTGAGAAGTTGATTGCCAAGACTCCAAGTATCATGAAGCTCGGATACGAGTTAGGTACTAGAAAGTTTGGCAATCAACTTCTTCGTATAGTAAGGCGTAGTTTAAATAATGGTCTACCTCCACCTGGTTCCAAAGTTTCTTGGCCTCCTCATGCTACTGCTACACTTAAGAAGTATGGAGCACATACTTTATTAAACCTTACTGGTCAATATGCAAGGTCAGTTACAATGGTAACTCAGAAAGATAGAACCTTTGTTGGTCTTCCTCCAGGATTAAGGAAGATAACATACTCTGGTAGAACTTCTCGAAAAACACTTAACCAAATTGCTATCATGTTGGAGTATGGTAGTAGAGATGGTAATCTTCCACCTCGTCCTTTATGGAAACCTGCTTTCGAGGCAGCAGGTGGAAACGTAGTTTTAGAGAAAGAGATACGAAATCAATTAAGAAAAGAACTTAGAAAATATACAAAGTAATGGCAGATTTTGAAGCAGATAAAACATCTGGTACTGGTCCTGCACTCGTAATGGTACATCCGTTAAAAGTGAATGATACAGAAGCAGATAAAAAAGCCATCCTTACCATTACAGTTAATGGAGTACCTAAGACTGTAAATCTTATTCAAAAGAAAGGCAGCCTTAACTACGAATACAAATTAGAAGTAGATAAGGAAGCCATAAACATATTGGGTAAGGGTGGCTCTGATACTTTGGCAATCACTTCTCAACGTAGAGAAATGATTAATGGTACACCCCAAGGAGATTGGGAAAATGTAGAGGTTACGGCAGAATTCCTAGAAGAACCACCATTTACTGCTGGACTAAGATTTACAGATAATGAAGAAAAGACTCTAGAGGTATCCATTACTTCTAAGAATACTACTGAACAACTTCTTAGTGGAACTCTAACTATCAAGCAAGTGGGTGGTTTAACTAAAACTGTAACGGTAACTCAGACAGCTGGAGAAATATCTTATGGATATCGTGTAGACCCTCCCCATATTAATCTGAGTGTACCTAAAGACCAAGGTCCTAATGCTTGGGAAGGTTCAGCAGGTTTTACCATGACTGGTTATAGAGCTAAGCTAATCGAAGGAACCCAAGTTTCAGAGGAGCTTATGGGATTTAAAATACCTTCAATTGGTGAAACTAAAAGTTCAAACAATGGTGGTAGTGGTATTAATACCTATACATGGTTTAGTAACTATGGTAGTATAGCTAATACTTACCAGGGTAGTTTTAGTGCTACCTGTCATATGAGGAAAGATGCAGGTATCTTTTTCAATGCTACATCCATAAATTGGGAATGCGTATTTAGTGATGGTGGTACTTATACTATGAATACCATGCTAACGATTCAATTTATATAATATGGTAAATACAGAAGAAATCGTAGAAAGAACCTTTTATATTTGCCTATTACAAACAGCACTTAAGAAAGGTTTAACTCTTAACCCCGAAGATTACTTACCTTTATCACAGGAGAATGAAAAGAGATTCCAGGCAGATAAAGATGCTATGCCTAAATTCATTCCTATATTTGGTATAGGTAATAATCAGGTTAAGGGTGCAAAGACATGCCCTAGAATTACCATTGAACTGCAAGGATTCTATAATGGTGATATAGGTGTTAACAAATATATCATTGGTGATAAGCTAGAAGGTGGGAATTACCAAGCATCTGAATTCTCCTATGAAACAAAGGATATAACTCTAGATATTCACCTGGTATCTAATACTCAAGCCGATATGAGGTTACTTCATAGTATTATGTATGAAGCATTACCTTCTCGAGGATACGTAAGACCTTATTATAATAACTTAGAAGAATGGGAAGATGGTCGGGTAGCACCAACAGGAAACTTATTTATAGAGATAGGTAATTACTATGACCACCCAGATGAGAGTCATGGTCTACTTGAAAAAGTATATCAGTACACTTGTAAGGATGGGATTTTACCCGAGAAGCTTGCTGAAGAAGGTGAACTTGTACCAATTCAAGACATCTCAGTATTGATTGGACTAACCGAAAAGCAAGAATCAGGTTTACTTAACCTTAACGTAAAATAGCTCAATACTAGAGGGTATTAAATAAATAAGTAATTAACTTAATTAGTATAAATATGCCTAATTCACCATCTGTAAATTTCGAGTTTAAGAACGAAAATGTTCTTCAAACTACTCCTATGTTAGGAGTTTCATGTGTATTGGCTAGAACTACTAAAGGTCCTTATGATGACCCGTCAGAACTCATCCAATCTTTCTCTCAATTCCAAAGAGTCTTTGGTTCTGAGATAGTACCAGATGGTTCTGTATCAAACATTGAAAAGGCTTTCAATGGTGGTTCTAAGCTTCGTGTTATTCGTGTACTTGGTAAGGGTGCAACTAAAGGTGTAGTATCTGCTGCAACAAGAGCTAAAGCTGCATCTGCTCCTAAAGCTGCTGAAGACGGTTCTCCGGTAGTAGCATCTGCAACTCCAGAGGACCCAACTGCTTCTACCCTTTTCAAGTTTACCTCTGGTTCAGTTGCTGTTGGCTTTGGTTTGGTAACTAAAGGATATGGAGACCCAGTTGGTAGTGCTGAAACTTTCTCTGTGAATATTTACAAACAGGCTAACACGGTTTACTATCAAGTAATTAGTGCTAATGGCCAGGTACTTGAACAAGGTCCAGTAGTAACCTACAAAACTGCAGATGATAACAATGATACTTCTGTAGATTACCTTGCTCTGAGTGCATTTGCAAAGAACTCAGAATATATCGTTCCGGTATTAACTGAAAAGACAGAGAACATTAAATCTTGGAACAACTTCATCAAATGGTTAACTGATGATGTAGATGGGACAAGAAACCCAATTGATATTAAACTCAATGGTGCTGCTATCACTGCCGATGGAGTAAAATTGAATGGTACAATTGGTAGTGCCGGTAGTACTCCTACGGCAGACGAATGGATTGCTTCTCTGGAATTCGTTAAGGATTATGTAGATGTATATCAAATCTTCTGTTCACACATTGACCAACATCTTGAAGCATCCGCTGATGTACTTAAAGTACACAAGGCTGCAGTAGATATGGTTAAAGAACTGCAAGAATATACCTACTACATTGAAGTACCAAAATATACTACTCACTATACTCAAGGTGACCAACCAAGAGACTTGAAATCAATCATCACTTGGATTCAGACTTGCCTTGGTACTGTAGGTAACAGTAAGTATGTTGCTTACTTTGGTGGTGGTATTAAATACTATAATGCCGAAGGTAACTTGGTAGATTCAGATGTTCTTGGTACCATTGCAGGATTAGGAGATGCTTCTGCTTCTCAGTTTGGACCTTGGAAATCATTTGCTGGTATGAATCGGGGCATTATCTATGATGGTAATGGTCCAGTATGCCCAAATTATGGTTCTCCTTCAAGAACTAAGGAACTCAATGAGTTAGCACAGAATTATGCAAATATAATCTGTATCAAAGATGTTCCTAACCAAGGTAAACAAACTTTGCTGTGGCATTGTTTTTCTTCTCAGGTAAAACAGGATTCAGAAAGATTCCTTGCAATTGTAAGATTGAATCTGTATCTCAAAAAGAATCTTAGACCTATTCTAGAAAAGTATTTGGAAGAACCAAATATCTGGAACACTTGGAATAAGATTTATCTAGAAGTTAAACCAATGCTGGATAACTTGGTAGATGAAGATGCCATGTCTGAATACACCTGGATGGGTGACCAAGACGCTAACTCGTACAATGACTTATCGGTTAACAATGAAGCCGATGTTCGTCAAGGTAAATACAAAGCAATCCTGAAATTCAAGGATATCGTTCCGATGCAAGAAATCACTATGGGCATCTATATTGACCAGGCATCCAAGTCCGTATCTGTTCAGGATGTTAACGAATAAAATTAAGAAAACATGGGAGCAAAAGTAAAGAATCCAAGAAAGAAATTCCTTTGGAGTATCACATTCCCTAAGCACCCAATCAATACTTATCTGTTCCAAACTTGTACTTTGCCAGATGTAGAGATTGACCAGGTTGCTCATGGAGACGTTAACCGGGACGTTAAAACTGCCGGTAGAGTTACTGTAGGTAACTTAGTAGTAGGTAAACTTTTAACTACTGCAGGTTCAGATACATGGCTTCATGATTGGCTTTATTCATGCCAAGATATGATTGCTGGTGGAGGTTTGGTACCAAGCCAATACTGGGAAAATGTAATCGTAAATGAACTTGCTGAAGATGGAGTTTCCGTACTTAACACCCACCTCTTCGAAGAGGTATGGCCATGTAAGATTACAGGATTAGACCTGGACAGAATGGCTTCAGAAAACACTATCGAAAGTATCGAATTCTCAGTAGGTACCGTAGATAAGTATTAAAAACGCTTAGTCTATTTTCACTAAGATTTTTAGGTGGGAGGGGTGGGATTCCTAGAAAGGGCTCACCCCTTTCTTGTTGTTACAGCGAACACTATGAACTAAAGTATAACCAAATAACTTATTTAAACATGGAATTAAATTGTAGAACACATGAGTTCATAACCCCATCAGGTTATAGATACTCAATCAGGGAACAGAATGGTGCAGATGAGGATATCTTATCTAATCCTATGGATGTAAGAAACCTTATGAACCTTACTAAGTTCATTCAGGCAATTGTAGTTGATACCGACTTTACTCCTAATCGTAGATTAACGGTAGAGGATGCAGACCGTATCCCTTTGAATGACAGATACTGTATCTTATTCCAATCAAGAATCTTCTCACTTGGTGATGAAGTAGAATTTGAATATGATTGGGGCCAAGAAGGCGGAGTACAAACTTACGGTCAATCCTTAAGCGAGATGTTATTCGATAACTATGGAGAATTTCCTACAGAAAAGGAATTGGCCGAAAAACCAAACGCTATCCCTTATTATCCAGAACAAGGTAAGCTTACCGATTACGAAGTAACTCTATCTTCAGGTAAGGTAGTTAAATTTGATTTGCTTACTGGTGCAGGAGAAAGAATGTTGGTTACTTTACCAATAGAAAAACAAACTCGTAATGCAGCATTGATTGCAAGGAACTTACATCTTCAGATTGATGGTAAATGGGAAAAGGTAGAAAGCTTCCATTTATTCTCAGTAAGAGACATTGCAGAGATTCGTAAAACAATATTTGAATATGACCCAGTCTTCGATGGTAACACCGATGTAGAACATCCAAGTATACCTGGAAGAATTGATAAATATCCTATAATGCTTTCACCGACTTTTTTCTACCTGACGGAAGCGTAGACCACCCAGGTACATTCACTTATATATGTAGAGCTGAGGTAGCCATTGACTATCTCAGCTTTTTGCGTCTTCCGTATCGAGAAAGGAAAAGATTTAAGGATATAGCCGATGAGTATTATGAAAATTTAAAAAAGAAAACTAGAAAATGATAGACAGAAGAAGCTTAGTCGAGGTCGGTGTTGCAATGGTATTAAGAGACCGATTCTCTAATGAGGCTGGCAGAATATCGAACTCATTTAGAACAATGATGAACGATATGAATACCTGGAATCGAGGTATTCAAATGTCAACTTCTAATGCTTTTGAGTTTGGAAAAGAATTGGTTGGAGGTATGGCAAGGGCCTACCAATATTCTGCAGGAGTATACGACCAAGTATTCTTAGCTTCTAAAGTGTCTGGAGCTAATGCTGCTCAACAGGCAAGGCTAATGCAAGTAGCCAAAGAAGTCAATGAGGTAACTCCTCTTACTGCTGCAGATATTGCATCAGGCGAAAAGTACTTGGCAATGGCTGGTAACAGTGTAGAGCAAATTGAAAAAATGATTGGCCCTGCAGCTAAACTGGCTTCTATCTTTAGTATGCCTGTTGGAGAGAAAGGTGGAGTTGCTGACTTGATGACTAACATCATGCAGACCTTCAATATGCCTTCTCAAAATGCTACTCAGGTAGTAGACCAATTGGCAACTGCAGTAACTTCTGCAAATATCTCATTAACCGACCTTGCACAATCTTTCCAATACTCAGGAGCCGAATTTAGAAATGCTAAAATTAGTATGGGTGATGCAGCTGCAGCAATTGGAGTACTTGGTAATCAAGGTATCCAAGCTTCATCCGCAGGTACTGCATTGGCAAACATGATGCGCTATTTAACACTTTCCGTAACCGGGCAGAAAAAGGGAGGTGGTGAGATGCTAAAATCTTTAGGCATTGACCCAAAAACTCTAGTAGATGCCTCGGGTAATCTTTTGAGATTAGATAAGATTATATCTATATTGGGAGATAAACTTAGAGGTAAACGAGGAATAGATATCTCCTCTGCTCTGTTTAATATCTTTGGAGTTCGTGGTACAAGAGCTGCCTCAGCTTTACTTCAGGATTACTGGACTGGAGCTAATAAGCTTACTGAACTTATGGATAAGGTTGCAGGTGCAAGTGGTACAGTAGAAACTTTAACTCAAGAAAGATTACAAACTCCTGCAGGTATTATCGAACAGTTTAAATCAAACTGGGAGAACTTTATTGTAACTGCAGGTTCTACACTTGCCGAAGTTTTTAGCCCAGTACTTAAATTAGGTTCTGGTATCCTAAAGATTATTAACAGTATGCAAGAAACTTGGGCAGGTAAATTCTTGGTAAAGGTAGTTGCAACTGGTGCAGTAGTAGGTACTCTATATCAGGGATTTAAGTTTATTCAGGGTACTATCAAGATGATTAGTACCTTCCAGGCTTTAGCTACTTCAGAAACTAATGGTATGGCAGAAGGTATGGTAAGAACTAATGTTCAAGCTTCAATCCTTGAAGGTCACATGAGAAATATCTCAGCAATGATGATGAGAATGACTGCTATGCAAATGGCTCCAGGTAAATTCTTTGCATTACCAATGGGAGGTACCATAGGTAAAACCCGAAAAGGTACTGTAGTAGCAAGAGATGCAAGAGGAAGATTTACTTCAATGAGTACTCTTGCAGGAGCAGGGGTTGGAGCAGCAGTAGGTTCTACTGTAACTAAAACTGCAGGCCAACAGATTGCTAAGAAAGGTGCTATGGGATTTGGTGCTAGATTACTTGGTGGTAGACTTTTAGGATTCTTAGGTGGGCCTTGGGGACTACTAGCTTCTATAGCTATCCCTGCATTGATAGAAGTAATCGGTGGTCTTACAAGTTCTGTAGATAATAACACTGCTGCATTAAACTCAGAAGAAACCAAAGCTTCTATTCAAGACAGAAACCAACAAGCATTTATTGATGCAGTTAGAGGTGCAATCAGAGATGGATTCAAGGATTCAAGAATTAATATATCAGTAGATGGAAACGAAGCTGGAGACTTTGCTCCTGGTGGTCAACAGGATTTTACTGGTATATCTTTAGGATTAAACTAAACAATCATGGCAAGAATATTAAATCAAATAGCAGGTGGGGTTGTTGAAAAATACAATGACCTCACCAGAGATTCTGCAGGAGTTCTTACTGGTCCTCTGAATAAGCTTTGGAGAGCAAGAATTTATCTCAATAGAGCAACTTCTACATTGCCTAAAGATACTGCAGATAAAGGGAAGGTATATGACCCTAATAACCCATTTGGACCAAGAGCTAGTTCAAAGAATCCTAAGTTAAACCAAAGGATTCAGAATCAATATCGAATGGAATTAAAACATCAAGTAGAAGGTGGAGTTCCATTCGGATATGAAGAAATGGACCCAGCTAAAGGTCAGAGTGTTACGAAGAATAAAGAACTCTTCTTGGTAATGCCAGAAGTAAGAAACATGAATCAGGTAGTGATTTATAATCTTACAGCTAGCCCCTATCAATATATCACTCTTCAGAACAGACCACCTTCAATTGATTTCCGAGGAGAAACTACTTGGGCAACGATTAAATCAATGGGACGTAATACTCCCATGTACCATTATACTGGTAGTGAAGATATAATTCAATTCAATGTATCTTGGTTCTGTAATGACCCAGATAATCCAAAAGAGGTAATTACTAAATGCCGACTATTGGAAATGTGGACTAAGGCAAACGCTTATCAGGCAAGTCCTCCGATTCTAAAAATCGAATGGGGCAGTTCTGGTATATTTGATAATCATCAATACATTCTTACATCTGCAACCTATACCCTGAATAATTTCAGAAATGCTTCAAGGACTCGAGTAGCAGGTAAGTCATGTACAATTGAGGATTTAAAGTTATTGCCTGCAGCTGCAACTCAGGAATTAATCTTCAAAAGAGTAAGTGCTTATAACTTATCTTATCAGGATATTGTAACTGAAGAAGACTTAAAGAATACGAAAGGGATACAGATATGATAGACTTAAATCAATACATGACAGGAGCAAGTCCTTATGATGGAGCTATTGCTCTTAAGTATGATGAGGGAGATTATTCATTAGAGGTAACTCCTCCAAACGTTCCTTACACTGATAACGATAAACAACATACTGTATTGGATGGAGAAACTATACAGAATATTGCCTATCGTTACTATGGTGACTCTGGTAAGTGGTATCTGATTGCCGAAGCTAATAATATCTTGAACCCTTTTCAAGAATTAGAACCTTATCAAATTTTAAGAATACCTATGTATGGCGGCAACTAGAAAACCTAACCAACCAATACTTTATAATGGAACAGCAACACCTTACATGGCTCTGTTCAATTCTGGAGGTATGCCTATAATGAATCCCATTACTGGCATACCTCTTGGCGCTTATATAAGTAATTGGAGCTACAAGTATGATGAGGAGAAAGAGAACTTAGCTACCATTACATTTGATACTGGAGACCCCGATACTGTAGATATCGAAGATCTCCAGGAAAGCTCAATTATTTACCTTCAGTGGGGATACATATATCCAGATGGTCAATTTATCTCTAGCCCAGTACGAAGTATCAAGGTTAGAGATTTGGATTGTGTATTCGATTCTACTGGTACTCATGTGACGATTAAGTGTATAGATACAGTTGGAGATTTAAGATTCCAACCACCTTATACTCATTCGGATTTATCAGAACACAGTTTATCCAACTTCTTGGATAATGGTTGTAATGATGATATAGGCGTAATCATAGAAATATTTCAGTAATGGCTAAACAAATAATAAGTAATAAAGTTTACGAGTCACTACAGGTCCCGACAGAACAAAGTCGAACTACTACTGGAAAGATACTTTACGCTAACCGGTTTAGTGGAGTAGCTCAAGTAGCTATGCCCAGTGATTTAAAGTCCTTGATAGATAGTGACTTGGGATTAATAGGAAATAACATCTTAGTTCAATTAGAACAAAAGATGAAAGGGTATGCAAATGGTCCTTGGTATATTGATTCCCGGGATGGTGTAATATACATACACAACCGTAAGTTTCAAGAAGAACCAGAATACAATTATATTTACCAATCAGAAAATGGAGAAGTACTTAGAGTATCATTCGCTACTCAGAAAGTAACCAAAAGGGTAAAGGCTCAATTAACTCAAGCCTTAGACCCAGAAGATAAAGGTTTAATTGTAGGTTCAACAGATATCACAGAACCTGAAAAAGAGAAAGAGGAAGTAACTTTACTCAAACCATTTGTAGCTCAAGTAGATAATACAATGGTAGTAAATTATGGTAGTGTACCTTACGAAGATTATCGTAGTCATCCTACTACTAATATTGCTGCCGAGATGGAAGCTGAACAAAGGTATGGAGCTAAAGCTCAAAAGTATAATTCTGCAATGAAAGAGTATGGTTCTCAGAAACCCTATGTTGCTTACAATGCAGGTAAACAAGAGGCTTTAGATAATCTGAGTACTGAGCAATATCGAGAAGCAATTAATACTGCTGTAAACAATTTACCGAACGATAAGAAAAGGGTTATTCAGCAAATCTTGAAGAACTCTAAGAACGGTAAAGAGTTAGAAAGTAATCTTAGGCAATTACTAGAAAACGAAAGATACCTATTTACTGGAGAATATAAAATGGAATACCTTGCAGAAGAATGGGTAGACCCAAGAGAATATGACCCAGAAGGTGGAACTATAACTCACATGGTGAATATCAGAACTTTTTCAAGTAATCCTTATGAAAAACAAATGATAGATAACCAATCTCAGAGAGGTATATCTGCAATGGAAAAGAATCCATATATTACTGTATACCCTGATACCTATAAAGTAGAGTATTCTGGAGATGGAGTTACTACACCCACTATGACTCGAAAGGTTAAAGCTAAAGTTAAGATACGAAGAATGAAGAAGGTACCATTCTTAGTACCAATCTATAAGTTATATCATAATCTCTTTAGTAGATACGGCGGAGCAGATAAGGTTACTTGGGCAATGAATGCTAATGCCAATGGAGGTCTTAAGATATCCGAAAGAAAGTTGGTATGCCAAATGACTGTAGTAGGTAGACCTTCATTACAATCTTCTCAGATAATATCTTTAGAGAATGTAGGAAAAAGGTGGTCAGGCTTTTGGTATATCAAGTCAGTACAACATTCAATGGATGCAGGTCAAGGTTATCTCTGTACATTAGACTTGGTTAAGAATAATGCAAGGGATGGACAGACTACATCTAAGACCCAACTTAGTACTCAGGACATTGTAAGTAATGATGCTAAGGATTCTGCTAAAACTGACTTTGGTAAGAACAAGAAGAATACTGCTAATGCTTCCGATATTGTACATGACTTTACCTACAATGAAGTAGTATACTTCGTAGAAAGATACATGGATGATAAGGGTAGAATTATCGATAAGAAAGGTGCAGGAGAGTTCTTACAGAATAAGTTCTATTATGATGAGATAAATGCTAAAGACCCTCAGGCTCTTGCTGCAGGTACAGTTCGTACAGAAGGTACAGTAGTAACTTCAAATGGTACAGCAATCTATGGTAAGACCAATGTGGTAAAGGCAGACCAATCGAAGGTTACTCCTTCTATGAAAGAAAGGTATAACTTTGATGAGTTTAATTGGGCAATGAAAGCTTATGAACGATATAAATCCAACAAGAAATAATGTACTCAACAGCTAAACTATTAACAGAAGAGGGTATCGAAGGTTTAGGTAGATACTACTCTGTCTACCGTGGCATAGTGGTAGATAATAATGATACGGAGAAACATATGAACCGTATCAAGGTATGCTGTCCAGAAGTCATGGGTGGAATTATTACATGGGCCTATGCAAAAGGCCAACATGGTTCTATCAACAATGGGTTCAAGTACTTAGCTCCTAAGGTTGGAGATATAGTATTTGTTACTTTTGAATTTGGAGACCCAACTAAACCCCTATGGGAATATCATGGTTGGGGACTACAACAAATACCAGACCCTTTGGATGGTCCTAATAAAATGGGCATTATAACTCCAGAAGGAAATGTAATGGTACTTGATGATGATAATGGAAAGCTAACTGTTTATATAAATGGAGATGTAGGCCTTGCTGCTAAGGGAAACATTTCTATTCAAGCACAAGGAGATGTAAGTGTAGGTTCTGGTGATACAGTAATCTTAAATAAGGGAGAGAATCAAGGAGTAGTTAATATCAAAGAACTAACCGAGAAACTCAATAATACCATTAAAGAACTGGAAACTCTAAGAACTTTATTCAATTCTCACGTACACTCGGGTGTAACTACTGGACCTGGTTCTTCAGGTCCTACCGTAACTCAAGCAAGTCAACCGTTCTCTACTTTCAAACAAGAAGATTATGAGGACATTAAATGTATACACTAATGGATAACTATCTTACTAACATTGTTGGAAAGGGTATGATATTCCCTATTCAACTTACAAGAAACGAAAAGGGTGAAACAGGTTGGTATCCTGTTAATGGTGATATGGCTTTGGTAAGAAATAATATAAGCTCTATAATGTATTATTTAATAGGACAACGATTTCGACAGGAAAACTTTGGGAATCGCCTATGGGAATGTATAGAAGAGCCAAATACACAAGCCCTAAGTTTTATTATTAAAGAGTTTATTAAAAGCTCAATTGGTGCATGGGAACAAAGGATTACCTTTAAGGGTATCACCGTTTCTAGACAAGGTGCTAAAATAAACATAGAAGTTCATTATGTAGTTAATGAAACTTCTACTAGTCAGTACCTGTACCTGACCTATGATAAAAATGAAAATTCATTAAACTCTTATTAATATGGGAATCACTAATAAATGGCTCAACCCTTATCAGAGGTCTTACCAACAGATTAAGGCCAAGCTGATAGAATCACTTACGAATATCAAAGACAAAGATGGCAATGTACTCGTAACTGATTACTCGGAAGGAAATATATTAATCATTATCCTTTCATTGTTTGCGGCAATTGCCGAAGTTCTTCACTACTACATTGATAATATGGCAAGGGAATCCTTCTTACCTACTGCTCGTAAATACAGTTCAGTAGTTAGGCATGGAGCTTTGGTAGATTATCATGCAAGAGGTGCTATTGCAGCATCAGTAGATTTGGTAGTATCCAGGGATGTATCTGGAGATTCTATTGGTGCTAAATTAACTATACCTTCTGGAACTTTATTTACAGATTCTAATGGTAACAAATGGTTATCTTCTAGGGATGTAACTTGGTATGCTAATGTAACTACTTGTAAAGTTCCAGTTGTACAACATGAATTATATACAGAAAGCCAGATAAATGGAATGGTTATACCTTCAGATGAAAGGGTAACTATTACCCTGGGTACATTACCTAATGGTAAGTACTACGAACATGGAACTATGAGTATGAAGATTGGTGGAGAATCTTGGGTATTGGTAAATACCTTTGCTTATTCAAAACCCACCGATAAACATTTCATGGTTACTATGGATGAAGCTTTAAATCCATATATCTTATTTGGTGATGGTAAATATGGACAGAAGCCTGCAGCTAATGCCAAGATATCTGAGGTTAAGTTCTACCTTACTACTGGTATCAAGGGTAATGTAAAATCTGGTATGATTACTTCTGTACCTTCAGTTATATCTTCATCAGTAACAGATGCTACTGTATCTAATACTTATGCTGCAGGTGGAGGTTCATCCTATGAGAATTTTAGTATGCTCAAGGAACACATACCTTTGAGTGTAAAGACTATGGGAGTAGCTATTACCAAACAGGACTTCATAGACTTAGCTAAACTGGTTGATGGGGTTAGTAAGGCAAAGGCAGAATACGAATGTGGTAGAAAACTAATCGTTTATATATCTCCTGATAATGGTGCTACTGCTGACTCTAACCTTATTCAAAAAGTATATGATGTATTACATCAGAACTCACCACTTACTACTTGGTTAACCGTTAAGTCTGCAGGTAAAGTAAATATTATCTTGGATGTAGAAGTTACTGGGAAGAAGTCTTATAAAACTTCAGAAATACAATCACAGATTCTTAGTGCATTATTTAATGCTTATTCTCCGGAGAACTCAGACATTGGTGGCAGCGTAAGAATCTCTGATATCTATGCACTCATAGATAATCTTGAATCAGTAGATTATTTACACTTGAAGAAGTTCTATACTAAACCATGGCCTACTACCGTATATGGTAACAAGGAATTAATCCTTGGTCAATTCCAATTAGACGAGGCTAATGGTAGTATGTCTTACTTTATCTCTTTCTCTTCAGGTACTCAGTTTACAGTACGTTCAGTTAAGGGAGGCTTTTCTTATGATGGTCAAGTAGGTAAGACTACACAGATTAGGGATACTATAAATGGCTTTATCTTTGCCCTTGATATCCAGGACAATGGTTATCAATCCGGATTTAGATATACCATAACCATTGCAGAACCTAACAAGGATTATACAGACCCAGGTTATAATATTCCGGTATTCGAAGACTCAAGTCAGTTAACACTTAAAGTAAATGAAATCGTATGACAAATCTTAAAAACCTAATTGATTTCTTACCTTTCGAATTTAAAGAGCAAGATACTTATAAAGTCGACGGTAAGGGCATATTAGAAAGATTTCTAGAAATTTGTGGTAACTATTTCCAAGAAGATATAACTAAAGATATTGATAATATTCTAGATATAATCGATATCGATAAAACTCAGCAGAGGTATTTAAATTACCTCTGGGAGTTCTTGGGAGCATTACCATTTGCTAGAACCGGAGAACACAAGGGAGTTCCCAACTTAAGTGATGAACAGATTCGAACTATCTTAAAGTATTCAATCTCATTACTTAAGATTCGTGGCTCAAGAAAGTTCTTCGAAATTCTTTTTAATATGTATGGGCTAACCTGTACAATTACAGACCCAACCGATGGAGAGATGGATAAATGGGAAAAGGTAGACCCCTTATATGATACCGATTATTCTCAGTACGACAAATACAACTATGATAAGATTTATGGTTGTGCTCAATGTATAGAGGTGGGTATTTCTATAAGCGGTCATGGGTTTACTTCCCCCACTCCAGAGTTCAAAGCTTTCAAACAATCAATTGATAAGTTATTCGATAGATTCTTACCATACAATGTATCTGGGAAGATTGCTTATGGATTTGATTTGGCTTACAATTATAAAATTGTAGCTGAACCTCTTATCAGTCCTGCAAAGATTGTAACAGGACATATAACAGAAGTACCCATTAGAGTAACCGTTACTTCTGATTACGATGATGCCGATTTAAGATATCAGGTAACTGGATATGACCCCTCTGAGAATAAGTGGAGCTCAAAGAAATATGAAAGCGGTTCTATTTTCTATGCAAGAAAGGGTGACCAAAGATATTACTTTCGAAGTGTAGGAGATACTTCAGTAACTACCTATGTAGATATAGGTTTAGAATATTACACTAAATCTTATCACATATATGCCGACTTGGTAGAAGGAGGAACAGACCCAGATAATTTAGTAATTACAGGTACTAATCTAGTAATCAAAGTAAGGGTAACTGCAAATATGAATTATCAGGGAAATATTAAACCTGTATCCGTACAGTTACTTAATACCTATGAAACTAAAGATTCTGGTTCTGTTTGGGAAATAACTTCTGCAGGTACTTACGAATGGGTTATTGCAGACTTTCCTGCAAAGAAGGTTACTCTAAAGGTAACGGCAATTGCTACTAACTATACGGTATTCTGTGAACCTCGGAATATAAATCTTACCAACGGTGAAAAGTCTTTGATAACTATTCGTTCTTCAGATCCTAACGAAGATACAAGTCAACTTATTGCCGTATGTATTTCAGACCCAGGTATTTTAGTTCGTAATGGTCAAAGATGGGCACCAACTACTACTGGTACATTCCAATTTAGATGTACTAAAGATGACTCAGGTAATGCTAGTAATTATGGTACAGTAGTAGCTTACAGATTAGGTTATACGATTAACTACGATATAGGCGTATCAAACAAACGATTAAACCTAAATGCTCAAAGTTCTGCATCAGTTAATCTTTGGGTTACATCGGGTATTTATTATTCTACTTTCGAAAGTGCAAACTTAGGTAGTTATTTTGATACCGAGGTGACCATTTACAAAAAGAATACCCAAGGTACTTGGGTAAAACTTGGTACTTTAGAATTAACTAATCGCTATGTAGTTGGTCCTGATTTCTACTATGGTAGAAGTACAGAATACCAATTTAATGAGGCTGGAAGTTATAAATTTGAATCGGTGGGTGATGCTAGTAAGTCTGTAGAAGTAGAAGTACTTGCTTATATACCTACTCCTCAATCCTACTTGTGGTTAGAACCTTTGAATGAAGAGGATGAGAATTGGTATGAATTAGAACCTTACTCTGAAGCTGAAGCAGATGCAGGAAAGTATATCAAGGCAGGCTATCAATTAACCAAATCCAAGAATTGCCAATTCTACCTACGTTGGGGAGATGGTGGTAATATGATAACTGGGATTGACTTAGAGGGTTCATCTGAGAAATATAATTCGAACACTCTTATCACTTTCGATAAAGCAGGTAATTATGAGTTTTATTATCAAGGTTCAGTAGTAAGCCTTACGATTAAGGATGTTATACCTAAGTATATTTTAACTTGTAATCCAGTAAGTGCAGAACTAAGCAAAGATGTACAAGAAGTATCTACTATCGTAACCTGTACTTCAGATACTGGAGAAGTTTCAGATATTGTATATGAGACAGCTCCGGATGTGGTTCATCCAAGCCCTTATCAATTCTTTACTAATTTACCAGGTAAACATACTTTCTATGTGAAAGCTAATCCTGCAGTTAAAGCAGTATTCATAGTAAACCTGTTGGATGTAGTTGATAAGACAGAACTTACTTGGGAATCCAATGATATTTCGGAACAAGGTATTAATATATTAGTTCCGGAAGGAACAGAATGGTCACTTAAAATAGAATAAACAAAATGGAAAGCAGCTCTTTTAACACATTATTTAAAACTGGTATCATTGGATTCACTTCTGAATGTTATACCACTATCTTTGATTTGAGGTGGATGATTTTATTAGCCTTTGTACTAATACTTACAGATTTTTGGTTTGGGATATCTGCAAGTAGGGCAAAGAAGATTGAAATAAGAAAATCTAGAGCCGGGAGAAGAACTCTTAATAAAATCATTGATTACCTGTGTTACATCTTACTGGGTGCCGTAATAGGTAAAGCCATCGGAGAACCTTACGGATTAAATCCAATAACAGTATCTATAACGGTAATGGTATTATGTTACTGTTTTGAAATAGATAGTATTTATAATCATATCTGTACTTTACATGGTGTAGAAAAGAAGTACAGTATCTGGTCTATCTTTTGGAAATTGATAACCTTCAAGTTCAAGGCTGTAGGAGAGGCTTTCCAAGATATGAAAAACCAATCGAAAGAATATAAGAGTAATAACAATAACAAAGATACATTATGAAAACCTATTTTGATTATGAAGGTATAATAAAGTCTAAGGATGCAGCTGAAGCTATAGCTGCACCAGTAGGCATTGGCCCATTTTGTGGATTTGGTTCTGCAACGATTGTAAATAATGCAATCACTCTCTTGCCTAATGGAGAACCTACTTCTCCTGCATATCAAGCAATAAAGGATAGAATCCTTTCAAGGTATATGACTAAAGCTGCAGATTCTGGTGAAGGACCAGATACAAATTTTGGTTGTATAGCAAGGGATGGTACAATCTATATTTCTGATAGTGCTAATATTAGTATACCTAATATTGAAGGCTCAAAGGGTTCTAATGAGGATGTGATTGTATTTGCTTACCATACACCTTTGGAAGAGCCTGTACAGAACCCAATACAGTTCAGAGCTTTCTGGAATGAATCCAATTCGTTCTATTCTCTGTACAAGAAATCAGTAGACCCATTATACCCAACACCCAAGGATTCTAGAAACCTGTCAAAAACAAATGTATTAGAAGATAATGAATTATCATATGAGTCTCTAGTGAATAGAGCTATGGCTTCAGTATCTCAAGGTTTGGTAGACAAATCCTCAATGGTATTAATTGGTATATATGGGCAAGGTACTAATTCAATGGATAACTCAGTAGAGAAATATTCTATTGTTCCTTATGCAGGAAAGTTTCCCCAACCAGTAGAATATAATACTGCTATCCATGGAATGCAACAAGCCAATATAGAAACTCTCTTACGACTATTGCAAGGATTCCCAAACTTTGATATCAAGGCTTACATTGATGAAAAGCTTGGTGGTATGGCAGGAGCTAATATACCAAGAGGACTAATTGCCATGTGGAATGGAGTTTCTGTACCAGAAGGTTGGGCTTTATGTAATGGTCAGATTGTAGAAGACTTACAGACACCAGACTTATCGGGTAAGTTTATTGTTGGCTGGTCATCGGGTAATGAGGATTACAATTTGATTGGTAATACGGGTGGCCAAGAAAAAGTAACTCTTTCAACTCAAGAGATTCCATCTCACGTTCACAATTTCGCAGATGCTTACTTTATCGAGGCTCATTCAGATTTGGTGGGAGCTAATGGTACTCAATGGATTGGTAATAACCTTTCTGGTAGTAATAAAACTGATAGAGATAATTCTTATGTATGCCTATGGGACCATGATACCAGGGCTGCAGGTGGAGGTCAACCTCACGAAAATAGGCCACCTTACTACGTACTGGCATACATTATAAAACTATAATATTATGTCTTAACTACTTATATTGTTGACAAAGAACTTTTAATTTATGGGTTATAGGAGAGGGACGTTGGGAAACGCCCCTTTTCTTTTGTGTTTAGTAGTGAAGTTCTTCTTTAGCTTTCTCTTCCCAATATAAGATATCTTGTTTGAGTTCTCCTATGTATTTAACCGACTTCTTAGTTCTAGGCATATCAAAGAACTCAACCAGCATTATATTGGTGATTCTTTCTCCATCTTTAATTCGTTCTTTAATATAAGGAGGTGGAGTAAGTAATACTTCAAATACCATATAAGCATCTGGAGATAATTTCTCTTTCATATACTTATATAATAATTCAAGCATTTCTTCCTTAGCCTTAACCTCTTCATCGTCATCCTCTAACTCTTTATCATTATCAAATAAGTCTTCAAGTTTGAATAGGTTCTGATTGTATTCTGCAATCTCTCCATAGGCAAATCGAAGAAGCTTATTCTTAAATGTAGCAAGAGAAGAAAGGATTCTTGCTTTAAGATGTTCTTCACTACAAGTACCATAGTACTTATTAAAAACAAATAACATTTTATCCCAGAAATAAGAAGATATTATATCTGGAGTAAGGTTAAACCTTTTGTAATCAATCTGTTTGGTAAGGTTCCGAATAACTGGCTTACAAACTTTGTATAACCGATTAAACATTGCTTCATCATAATCCTGCATGGGTTTTAATCTATGAAGCTCTGAACCATTGTTTCCATTACATTTCCTCATATTCTTTAAGTATTTCGTTATGCAAATATAATAAATATATTTTATATAATATAAGAATATCAAAAAATTTCACCGAAAGGCTGAGGATAAGAAGACTAGATATTGTGGACATGAGTTCAGAACTACATGAGGACTATCAAAATCTATTAGTATATAATATTGCAATATAATAATGTATGAAAAAGAATAAAATTAAATTTAGTTTTGCACCTGACTTTCAGTTAGAGATTCTCAGGTTCATTATTCAAGATAAGGAAGGAGGTTTAGTACTAAGCAGAATAAAACCAAGCTACTTAGTACTTATCGAACATTCCTTAATTTGTGAGGGTATACTTAAATACTTCAAGAAGCAAAGAAAGATACCCTCACAGAATGTCCTTAAACAAGTACTCAGAGAAATGCTAGAATCTAAAAACTATGTTGACCTGGTTACTAAGGATGATATCCCAAACATCGAGAAGGTTATCAAAAATCTTTATTCAATTCAATTATCTGATTCAGAATATATTAAAGAGAAAATCTATCAGTTCTCTACTTATGTTGAAATGAAGAACTTAAATGATTCATTCGACTTAGATAACTTTGAACAGTACGAAGAATATTATAGAAAGGTAGAGAAGGTTTTACAAAGAAGTAGACCTAAACAGGAGGATGAACCTTTATTCATGATTCGAGATGTTACTGAACGTCAATTTAAAAGGCAGGCAGAACCCTCAGTAGTACCATGCCCATTTAGGCAACTAAACGATTTAACCAATGCGGGAGGATTCCCAGGTGCATCAATCAATGTAATCTTGGATAAACCTAAAGCAAAGAAAACATTCTTCATGGTTAACCTTGCAAGAGGTTACCTTAGAATGAAGAAGTCAGTTTATTATGTGGATACAGAAAATGGTCAAGAACAAATCATGGACCGTTTCATTCAATCCAGTATCAATAAAACTAAGAAGGAATTATATACTGGAGATTATGATAAACTCGAGGCTAAGCATTTAAGAAAACTTGCAAGGTTTGGAGTTGAATTAATCGTTGAAAGAGTACCTGCATTAATTACTGACTGCAATTATATAAGGGAGAAGATACTTACTCTTAGGAGTCAGGGAATTGATATTAAGGTACTAATGGTTGACTATGCAGGGAAGCTTGCTTCTATTGCAAAGGATAAAGAGGATTTCGATAGAATCTCAAACGTATATATTGACTTACAGAACCTTGCTGAGGATTTGCATTTAGATGGTGTATGGACTGCTCATCATATTACTCGTGAAGGTAAGAAACACCAAGCAACTAAATATGATGAGAACGATATATCTGGTTCTATTGCCATTGTACGTAATGCTCAATTCATTATGGGTCTTAACAGTACAGAGCAAGAAGAGAAAGATAATATCCTTCGTTCAGAGATTGTAGTACAAAGGGATGGTCTTCCTTCTGGTAGAGCCTTATTTAGGTGTGATGTAGAAAGGCAAAGATGTACAGAGTTTACTAAAGAACAAAGAAAGAATTATGATGAAGTATATGGTAAGAAACTTGAAGAATCTTTTAAGAAAGGTAATCCTGATGCTGATTCCAAGAAAAGAGAAAGGACAACTGGAGATATATAAATGCAAACTCGGTATTCATGATTGGGTAACCGAGCATTGGTGGGAAACCCGACAGAAACCTCGAAGAGCTATATTTTCACACAAAGGAGGTAGAAAGAGGGCTCAGTATCATAATAAGTATTGTACGAGAACCTATTGTAGAATCTGTGGTAAAAAGAAAAAGAGGAATGAGAACTAAAAATGTAGAAGTAGTAAAAGACAGATGGACTGATGGATTAGCTTTAGAAATATCTCATAATGGTTGGCAAACAATTTCCATCGGTAACCTGGATTTAGAGGATTTAAAGAGAATCCGAAAAGTAATTCGTAAAGCTATAAGGGAACATGAAAATAACAATAACAAGAGACGGTAATGTATTTAAAGATAATATCTTACTAAAACCCAGATTAATTAGAGGGTATTTAAAAGTCAAGATAGAAGGTTCGACTTATTCAGTACATAGATTAGTAGCTATGACTTATATACCTAATCCCAAGAATAAACCCTGTGTGTGTCACAAAGATAATGATAGGACTAATAATCGGGTAGAGAATTTATATTGGGGTACTTATAAAGAAAATACCCAACAATGTATTCAAGATGGTAGATTTAAACCGGGAGGTCGAGATATACTTGACGAATTTAGTATCAACTGTTTACTTTATGAGTATAATCTTGGTAAACCCCGGTCGATTCTTAAAAAGAAATTTGGGATTTCTGATTCAGCTATTACTCGTATTATAAATTTAAAGAGTAAACCTAAGTTTGGAAATTATAAGTTTAAAGCTATATACCAAGACATTATGAATGATTATCAAGAAGGTATGTTAGTTAGAGATATATGTAACAAATATTCTATAGGGCATACCACTTTAAATAATTACTTACGTAGGTTAAATATAGTTAGGCATAGATGAAAATTACTAATAAATTTAAATCCCAGTTAAAAACCTATTTTATCAAGAGGTTAGGTGCTTTTGAATATCGAAGAGGCTGGATGAAACTCCCAGTATGCCCATACTGTCATAGGGAATTAAAAATGGGAGTTAACTTATCAATGTATAGAACCAATTGCTTTAGATGTAATGAACATCCGAATCCTTCTCAATTGGTTATGGATATAGAAGGATTCGATACATACCATGAACTAATTAATTTCTTAAATAGTGGAAAATTTGATGAGCTTGAATTTCACGAAGAAAAGGTTGAACTTGCAGAAGCTAAGCCTTTGTATCTACCCGAAGGATTCAGAACCCTTAACCTTGGCCAGTCACAAGTTGCAAAAAGCATTAGAGGATATGTCAAAAGCCGTGGCTTTGTCATCTCTGAGTTGTCTAAGCATGGAGTTGGCTATGCGACGAAAGGGGCTTACTTTGGGTACCTTATTATACCCTTCTATTACAGAGGACAACTTAGATATTATAACGCGAGAAATGTTATCGGGCAAGGTCCTCGGTATAACAACCCTAACAAAGATATCACAGGAGTTGGCAAAGAATTTATCATATTTAATTATGATGCGTTGGAGATGTATAGGTCGGTATACATCTGTGAAGGTGCACTCAATGCCCTTACTATTGGGGATAGAGGAATTGCCACAATGGGTAAAGCTATATCTGGATACCAAGTCAATGAACTACTTAAATCCTCATGCGAAAGATTCATTATATTGCTGGACCCAGACGCCAAGAAATATGCAATCAATCTTGCGCTCAAACTTGTTGCCTATAAAAAAGTCAAGGTGGTGTTTTTACCAGAAGGAAAAGATGTAAATGATTTAGGTAGAAAAGAAACTCTTAGGTTAGTATATCAAACAAGGTATCAAAGTTATCAAGATTTAATTCAAATCCGAAACTCTTTGGAGTAAGGATTACCTATTATATTATATAACTTAAAATTAATAATGATATGAAATTTAAGATTGACGGTGGTATAGTAGTAGCTGTTACCCTATTTACTTGGATTATGGGTAGTATGATGCCAGTTAGAACTTGGTGTTCTAAACCAAAACCTAGAACAAATATGGTTTTTAGATGTGAGATGGTTGATGGTAAAATCAGAGATTATACTTTAAATTTACCTGAAAATGTTACCTGGTATGTAGGTACAAGCAGAGGTTCATATTATGTAAACTTTGGTTCACCGGGTATAAATCTTTGGGGTAAGAAAGCTTGGGTAGATGAGAATGAAGGTTGTATTAATGGAGTTTTAGTTTGTAATAGGGTAAAATGAGAGAACCCAGTATTCACATTACTAAGTCTCAATTTGAGGAAATATTAAATACCCTAGAGGTAGATAACTTCCCAGTTGAGGCTTTTTTTGTTATTGCACGAAAAGAGGCAATAAATACTAGAGCAGTGGTTGTTTCTAATAAAGGGACAACTAAGAAAGTAACTAACATATTACTAGCATCTAAGGGTAATGCTTCCCTTGTTGCTGATATATTATATGCTACTCGTATAAAGCTTAAGCATAGAGGAGTTCGTAAAATAAACGAAAGTAATACAAGGGAATGGGCTTTATGTAAAAAGCTTGCTGAGATATGTAATACCTTCTGTGAGGATTTTAAATTTGATACCCGAGAAGGATTTATTAAATACATTGAGACTGGTTTAAAGAGGATGACTGATTATCGTAATGTTATGCAAAGGTTGATATCTATGCAGGATAACATTACTAATCAGACAGAAGCTGAGATTAAATTACAGTCAGCAGATTTAGAACTCACTGCTAAGGTACATGATTACTTTGTAAGTAAGATTGCTAAAGCAACTGGTATATATGAATCATATGAAAAGAATCCTGAAAAGTATGTTCACTTTGCTTATGTAGCAGCATTCTTAGAGGAAGAAGGTTGGGATTATAAGGATTTCATAGATGCTCAGTTTGAATCTCTAGCATGGTGTAATGGTCTACCAGATATTGCTCAGTTATATACTGATAAAGCAGTAGAAAGGTATAATAAGTATTTATATAAAAATAAGAATAAAAAATCCTTAGAGGAACCTCAAGTTGAGGGCTCTCTCTGGGATAAGATTAATAATTAAAACATAACGTTATGAAAGCTTTAAAATTTTTAGGTAACAGAGTAGAGGATGCAGCTAATGCTTTTATTGATGTCCTCAAGTATTCGGACCAGTCAGTAGATTATCCTGATTTCAAGGACATTGAACCTTGGCCAGAGGATATTGTTAATATGTTCAAGGATGCACTAAAGGATAAACCTTTCTCTGAGATTAGTGCTATCCTTATGTATACTCAACAGTCGTCAAGGTTTGAACCCATTGCAGAGTTAATGCTTGGTATTGGTTTGGTAGAAATGAGACATTACGACAAGTTATCGGATTTCTTACAGAAAGCAGACCCTCATGAACAGGATTCTGTTATGGATATCTATCCTAAAGTGGAAATAGGTTTTTCTCCTGAAAGTGCTTTGAAGATTGCCTGGAACTCTGAGATAGAGACCATTGGCAATTATAAGAAAATTATGAATAGTCTAGCCTTATATAGTGAACGGGCTGATTATGATGATGTGATGTATTTGTTGAATAAGTTAATTGCCGATGAAGAACATCACATTAAGCTTATCAAGGAAGCTATGGGAGTAGATGATTCTACTAAGAAAGGTGTAACTGTAATTATCAAATGAGTAGGATAATTATACAGAATGGGAATATGTGCGAACTGGACTTACCTCTTAAGTTCGCACAGAAACTCTATGCAGAGTTTGCCATTCGTCATCCAAATGCTTTCTACTTACGTACAAGGCAAAGAGGTATGCAGAACTGGGATGGTAAGATTCATTATATTAATAAGCATGGTGAATTTAAGATAGGTTTACTTCCTGCAGTATATGAAAAGTGTATTGAGTATGGAATTAAACCTAAAGTTGTAGATATGCGACAACCATTACCTAAAGTCAATGAAGTTGTTACGAAGATAGGAGAATATAAATTAAGACCAGAACAAGAGAAGGCTGTTAAAGCGGTAATCAATAACAAAGTAGGTAAGGTACCTTTTCAGATTGGTATTTTAGATTACACCGTTAATGCAGGTAAAACTCTTATCATGTCGTCTCTTTATCTATCCTATAAGAAGCAGTTAAAGACTTTGCTAATAACTAATGACTCTGACTGGTTGAATCAAGCTAGAGATGAATTTAAGAAATACCTACCAGGAGAACAGATTACATTTGTTCAAGGTAAAGTATTAAACTGGAGCAATTTTACCATTGGTATGGTTCAATCTATTTCTCGTAACATGAGATTCTATCAAAATGAATTGGCAAAGGTAGATATGGTTTTGGTAGATGAGGCTGACCAAGCAGGTAGTAAGCAATATCAAAATGTACTTACTCGTTTATTTAATACCAGAGTTCGTATAGGATTATCTGGTACCATTTATATGAGTAAGCTTGCCAAGGATAAAGTAAAGAATATGAATCTTGAGGTATTTTTTGGTAAAGTAATTGCCGAGTTTAAACTAAAGGATTCTATCAAGAAAGGTTACTCAACTAAAACAATCGTAAAGATGGTACCCAGTAAACCCTGGTATGGTAATTGGGAATCAGAAGAAGTATCCTATAAGGAAGTATATGATGATTCTATTACCTTCAATAAGTATGCAAAGAGAATGGTTTATTCTCGACTTAAATGGAATCTTAAACAAGATAGATATCCTGCACTCGTAGTATGTAAATTTATTGCACACTGTGAGAATTTATGCAAATACTTTAAAAAGAAACTAGGAAGCAAATATAATATTGCCTGTGTGCATGTAGATACTCCTTCAAAGATAAGACAACAAATAATGAAGGATTTTAGGGAAGGTAAGATTGATATCTTAGTATCAACCACAATCATTGCTCGAGGTAAAAACTTTCCTAAGCTTAGGTATTTACTTAATGCTGCCAGTATGGATAGCCAAGAAAAATCTATTCAGTTCCTTGGTCGTTTGGTTAGAACAGATTCCTCAAAGAAAAAGGTTTATCTTGATGACTTACATTATCCAGGTCCTTATCTTAATAGGCATGGTAAACATAGGAAGCAGTATTATCAAAAACAAGAATTGAAAGTTATTCTGTTAGAGAAGATATGGAAGAATCATCCTATTCATTCTTTATGAGAATACCTTACTTAATCTGTTCTATTAAGTACTATGGATAATTACTTTTTCCGGTAGGAGGAAGTAATTAATCTAATAGAGGGATATAGGGCATTATTAATCATTAAATTAAAAGATATGGAATACTTACTACTAATACTAACAGTACTGGGAGTGATAATCGGAATACTTTATCTCTATTCATCTCAGTATGATTACGATGTATATAAATATCAATGTCATCAATGCAAAAAGAAATTCAGAAAGGACGAATTAAAGGATTTAAGAGGTCCTTGGCATACAAAAGATTGGACTTGTCCTCATTGTAAATATCAAAATGTAACACTCAAAAGTTATGATTACTAAGTTATATAAGAAATTCATTGATAAGATAATCGGAGAGGAACAAACTCCTCTCCATGTTTTTAACTGTACTACCCTGGTATGGATATCAGATATACAATCAATCCAGGTAATACCCCATGAGTATAAGGTATATTTTGATTTATCTTTCTGTTCAGGGCTACAGGTTAGAGTACTAACTTATACTGATTCTCGTTACTCACAACACTTGGGTGATATCAGGAAACTATTTATAAATGCAATTGGACATTCCTACTTACCTCTGTATGAGTCGGAATTGAAGATTGGAAATTCAGTTATAAGACTAACAGAAAAAAGAATAGATGATTAATTATGGCAAAGAAAAAACAACAACTTCCTGATTTAACAAAGCAGGATGTCCTTACTCCCTTAGATATCAGTCAGCTGGGAACTAATGGAGACCCTTGCTTTGGTATTGGGTATGATTTATCCACTAAAGAGTGTAAACTATGCGGAGATTCAGAACTATGTGCATTTAAGATGTCACAGAACTTGAACATTACCAGGAAAGAGTTAGAACAGAAGAATCAGTACAAAGATTTGGATGTATTAGAAGACACAGTTGGTATCAAGAAATTCATCCGAAGCTTGATTCGGAAAGGGAAAGACAGAAAAGAAATTATCTCAAAGACAGTTGAGAAATTCGAAGTACCTAAGAAACGTATTAGAGAACTTTATAAAGAATGCAATGGGAAAAGTAGGTAAGTTAAGAATGATATGGGCAATGTTTAAGTTATATCTTAATAACCCAAATTATTATGTACGGCAGGACGATGTTCTTGCTGATTTGTTTATGCAGGGTGAATATGACGTAGAAAGATTCTGTCATTCACTCGGAGTAACTCCTCAAAGAGGATTAACCTTTGGACAACTTTTAAAACAATGTAATATATTATGAACAGATTCAGATTTATTAAAGTAAGAGACGTAAAGACTCCATCGAGAGGTAATGCAGGTGATGCAGGTTTGGATTTCTATATCCCAAGAAACTTGGACCCTCAACAATTGACTCAAATCGAGGCAAACCAGTCTCCAAATAATTTTACCCCAGATTTTGTATTGGGAGTAAATACAATTACCAACTTCGTAACTGATATTCAAATCTACCCGGGAGGGAGAATCCTTATCCCATCAGGTATTAAACCTCTTATCGAACCTCAAGAGTCTATGATCATGGCAGCTAATAAGTCTGGGCTTGCTTCTAAAAAAGGTCTTCTGTATACTGCAGAGATTATAGATTCTCCTTATGTAGGAGAGATTCATATTGGTATAATCAATCTCAGTCGAGTAATACAGACTCTAAAGGTGGATGAGAAAGCAACCCAATTTATTCATGTACCAATCTATCTCACAGAACCCGAGGAGATTCAATCAGAAGAATTTTATTCTGAATCTCAAATGTGGGGAACAAGAGGTGAAGGTGGATTTAATTCAACAGGAAGTAAGTAATGGACATACGTAATATCAAGGAAATCGTACCTTCTTTAGAAGTAGGTACGTATTTACAAGCAATGTATTCTCTTTCGTTAGAACAATTAGACGGCTACCGGCAAATAGAAAAGCTACCCGATTACCCGGTTGATATCAATAATCATCAAAATCAGGTAGTTCTTAAGGATTTTATTGCCCGGGTTATCGAAGAACTAATGGAGGGTTATGAATCTACCTCTGAGGTAGTAAAGATATGCCACAAGTGGGGATGGAATATTGACCAGTTAACAGAGGATGAATATACTCAGGTACTCAACCATTTGCAGAATGCCAATGAAGAACAGGGAGATGCTCTGGGATTCCTATTCACTTTGTTCCACTTTGCAAATATACTACCAGAAGATATCTTCTCCTGGGGGACGTCTTACGTAGTCGATTACTCTGACTTCAAAGTAAAGGAATTGAAGGACGTAATTACACTGGGTATAGCCATGGTTACCGAAGGTAGTATTGGTTTAGTTAATCGGTTTAATATGATTGATGAAGACCATGAATCAGTAAAAGATTATACTCCTGGGTTTAATACCTTAAGTGAAGCATCTCACGAAGAAGAGAAGGTATTATTATTCAACGTAGTATATGAATTGAATATTGCAAGGAATCTTCTTAAGTGTAGACCTTGGAAACAAACCCAGGTAATGACTAAGGAATTAGATTTTCAGTATTCTTTGGTAAAAGCTTTCTACCTATATATGGGATTCTTGGGATTACAAGGATTTTCAGATGAATCAATCTACAGGTTATTCTTTAAGAAACAAAGACTTAACCTCTGGAGACAAAAAACAAATTACTAATGAGTGGATGGAATAGAAAATTAGAGGGTCTTCAATCGAATACAGAGGAGACCCTCCACTCTTTGGAGTTTGCTACTTCACAAGAGGCATGGGAGAAACTGAACGAGGCTTTCTTAAGGTTAGACCCCGTTCTTTTTGATAAAGGTGCTACTGCAAATAGTGGAGTTTCAGTAGCATACAATGTGTTTATAAAAATACGTAAAGCATGGGTAGACCCAGATTTTGATTATGGTAGGTGTTTTAATTACAAAGAAACTAAGTGGACAAGCTTATTGAATAATTACATAGACTTTAATAAGTTAGACCTCTTACGTAGCAAATTAAGATTCCTAAAGTCGAAGTATAATCAGAATTACAATGTTACGTACATGTTCAATAATCATCATGATAATGGTAAACAATGTCTAATAGCTGCGACTTTTTCAAAACGATTCGGGGAGGACATCCCAGTTATTACAATGGTAGTTCGAGCCTCAGAAATAACCAAGAGGTTAATATTCGACTTCCTATTAATTCAACGGATGGCCGAATACGTATATGGGCCGGACCAGTCAGTACAAATCAACCTATTTGCGACTCAGATGTACGGAAATGTAGAAACTCTTCTGATGTATTCAGCCTATAAACCTTTAAAGAAGGTAATTAAGGGTATTGATAATCCATGGACTAAACGGGTTAAGGAAGTATATAACAAAATCCTGAACGGTACAGAAAAGGAATGGTCATCATTCAAAGTATTTTTCAGAAGTTTCAAAGTACTACGTCCTGACTTGTATGAATACCAAGCTTTGTTAGCAAAGGACTTGCTATTAGAATATGAAGATATAGAATATCCAGAAAATGTGATATCCTATTCTCAACGTAAAGCATATAAGAAGAAACTTTTAAAACAACAAAAGAAATGAGAATCTACAGTAATTCTTTTGAGTTAATGTCAGAACTTGGCAGAGAACTCAACAGTTATGGTCAAACTGTAAAACCAAAGACCTATCAGAATAAAAGGATTGAAGGTAATGAGGATTTTATTACAAAGGAACTAATTTGCCAACAATATTGCTTAACTTCACTTGGAGACCCAGTATGGTTATTTGTATTTTCACATTCAAGAGAATGGGCAGATGCAGAGTTAGGAGAAAGGCTTTGTTGGTATGGTTTAAATCCCGGTACAGCTTGGGAGTTAAGGAAAGACTTATGGGAACAATTCTTAGTTGAGGGTCCAAATGGTAAAAAGTTTGATTATACTTATCCAGAAAGGATTTGGAATGATTTAAGTAATACTGATAAGTTAGCTTTAGAAGAAGTAATTAATCTTCTTAAAAGGGATAATGATACTCGTAAAGCAGTACTCCCAATATTTCATGGTTCAGATTTATGTTTCCTTGATGGAAGTCGACGTATTCCTTGCTCTATGTATTACGATTTCCTTATCCGTCAAAACGGTAAAGGAGAGAAGGTATTACATATTTGCTATCATCAAAGAAGTTCGGATTTTGCCCAACATTTCGGTAATGATATTTATTTAGCTTGGAGATTAATGGAATACGTAGCTCAAGAAGTAGGTGTAAAGCCTGGTTATCTATATCATACCATAGATTCATTGCATATATACAAAAAAGATTGGCATTTCTTATCTTGTAATTTAGAGGATTTGAAAGATGAATACTAAATATTCAAATATAAAAGGGTACCCTGGATATTATATATCTAAAAGGGGTACCCTTTTTACTTCTCTTAAAAGGGTAGGAGTTAAAGGGAAAGGCCATGGTAGGAAAGGTACTACTACTGTGATTTCTAATACTTGGAGAAAGAGGTTTTATATACATAGGTTAGTATATGAAGCTTGGATTGGTAATATACCAAATGGGTATGATATTGACCATATAAATGGTATAAAAACTGATAATCGAGTATCTAATCTAAGAGCAGTTCCAAGGTCAGAAAATTTGAAACATAACTATGAGTTAGGTTTTAGGGGTTCTAATTATATACATACTTTTTCTGATAAAGAAAGGAATCTAATAATGATAGACCATAAAGAAAAGGGTCTTAGTATAAAGAAAATATCTCTTAAGTATGGATATTCTAGGTACTTTATTCATCAGGTATTGAAAGGAATTAGATAATGGAAACAAGATATCACATAATAAGAAACAAAAGAGAGTTAAAGAAACTCATTGCCTGTTGTAAAGCTACCGGTTATGCTTGCTGTGACTACGAAACAAATGCAGAACCAATATACAACAAAAGTTTTAAGCCAACTATACTCTCAGTATCCTGGATGCCAGGATTTGGTGCTTCCATTCCTTTAGACCATTTCGAAACAAAAGATTATACATCTCCAGGGTGGAATTGGAAAAAGATGCTAAGGAAATTTGGGGAAGAGGTAATTGAGAATTATGAGATAACCAAGGTTGCATGGAACTGGAAATTTGATGACCAGATAAACCAGAAATATCAAATATTCTATAGAGGTACTTGTTTAGATGGTATGCTTGCAAAATATCTACTAAACGAGGAAAAACCTAATGATTTAAAATCAATGGTAAGAAGGTATTTACCAGAGTATGGTAATTATGAGAAGCAAGATGCTTTCGATAAAATACCTTGGGATAAAAAAGAGTTAGACCCACTTTGCCATTATGGATGTCAAGATACGGATTATACTCTTAGGTTAATGATATTCTTTGAAAAGAAGCTGATTGACCTCGGTTTGTACAGTACCTTCAGGAATTTAATTATGTCTGCATCAAGGGTACTCACTTCAGTAGAGAAGAATGGTTTGTATCTAGATAGAGAGTTCAATAATCAACTACTGGAAACATATAAACCAAAAATAGATGCGGCTAGACAAGCTATATATGATTTGCCAAGAGTAAAGAAATTCGAAAAGAAGTATAACCAAGAAAAGATTGATAAATATATTCAATCTATCGAAGCTGAACTTGAGGAGCTAGATTATAATAATCCAAAAGATAAACGAAAGATTGTATCAAGGGAACAGAAAATCTCAAATATCAAGGCTGGTATATTCACAACTAAAAAGGAACAAGAATTGATAAGACCTATTAATTTGGGTAGTCCAGTTGATTTACCTGCATTGATGTATTCGGAAGAAGGTTTTCATTTTGAGGTAATTAAGAATAATGAATCCGGTAAACCAAGTACAGATGAAGAGACTCTTACTAATCTAAGGTTAACCGTTAAAA